TCAGTTGGGGTTCAGGGCTGCAACGTCCTCAACCCCAACCTGCACAGCGCTATCCCCGCGGCCGGAGAACTCGACCATCTGCAACTTGATCGGCGAATTGGTACCCGTGTACCCGGACCACTTAACCCACATCTCCAGCGACATGGTTTGGCCAGGATTGGCAAGTATCTCGTTGGACCGCAACGCTTTCGTGACACCATTCGCGGTGACCTTCACACTGCCTGAACTGTCCGCGCTATGCGTGACACCGGACTCCCAGGTCCAGTACGGGTTGTCAGCGATGCTGGCGCCGTCCTGGAAATTGCCCGCCACCAACAGGTTGGGCTGCTCATCGGTGATCCAGCTGAACGACAACGCCGGAATCAGGTTCGACAGAATGAATCCGTCACGCCCGAACAGGTTCCCGTTCAGGAAGTCCTTGATGATCTCGATGATGTCGCCGATGATCGGGATGTCATCTACCCAGCCGGTGAGTAGATTCCACAGATCCTCGAGCGCCTGCTCCGGGTCAACATCCAAGCCCAGGAGCTTCTGAATGAGTTCCTTGATCAGGCTTTCGGTGTACTCAATGATTCCATCGATGATTGCCTTCCACATTTCCAGCCCTTGCTGGAAAGCGGTGCCGATATGGAACTCGAGCCCCTGGTTAGGGTCGTTGAACGGCAGCGGGATTCGGTCGAAAGACCGTGGCACTAGGAGCCGTCCTCAGGCTTCAACGGAGAGACGGGGACGATCAGGATTGAGAGCTGCGCACCCGCTTTGTTGAAGGAGTAGAAGCCTGGCATGCCCTCGTTGACGAGGTTCACGTACAGCGTTGAAGTTGTACCGGTGCTGTAGGCCGGGATCATGCCGATCCCGTTGTCTGGGGTGATAGCGGTGTTCGGGGAGCCCGTGGATGAGGCATGCGGGAACAGGGCGGACCAGGAGGACATGTTGCCGGCGCCCTTGGCGATCAGCTGGCCGCTTGTGGCGTTACCTATGCGGACCTCGGAGCCGATGATGAATGGGTCGGCGTCGAGTTCGATGCCGTTGGCCTTGAAATGCCCGTGCACTACGGGGACGTAGTCGAACGGCATCGGCGGGATGATGAATGAGCCGATCGTCTGCCGCGTGGCTAGACCCGTGAAGTCGGTGAACGCAGACTCGGGGACGGTGTAGAAACGTGTCGCCAAGGGGTTGAAGTCGGCGGGCGCGTAGTCGACACCGTTCCAAGCAATGACCTGTCCCGCGGCGGGCGCGACCGAGTCGTCATAGTCGGTAGCGTCTCGGATGGTGGCGTTATCGCCCTGCGGACCCCGCGGTGCCTTGAGCTTCAACAGCCATGTCGGGTTGGCGGAGGTACCCGAAACGATGATCTCCGAGGTCAAACTGGGGTTGTCTGGGTCCAGTAGTTGGACCGTGGGCGTAATGTTCGGCAGTGGTCCCGGTGGGCCTTGTGTGCCCATCTGCTTCTGGACGTAGTGTTCGCCGTCCCACAGGTAGACGATGTTGCCTACCCACCAGGCTTTCCCGATATCGATCGGATCGTCGGTGAGGTTTTGGGGAAGATCGGCGGGGTCGTCGATGCTGGACTGGTACTGCATCTTGACGATGGGGGCATTCTCACCAGCGGGACCAGGAGGCCCTACGAGGGCGTCCATGGTGACTGCTCCGTCTTGGTCGGCGAGCTCGAATGTGCCTGTGACACCACCGGGTACGTCCATGTCGGAGACGACACCCCAGAAGTGCAGGCGCGCAAGGATCGACCCAAGGTAGGGGGTATCGCCCGGTTCAGCCATTCTCGATTCCCTTCACGAAGTCATCCCCGATGGGTCGCTCATCTTTGATGGCGATGTTCGGAGTCACCCGCCATGCCGGTTCGGCCATTTCGGGTAGGTCGTCATCTGCGTCTTGATTGCCGTTCAGTCGCTGTATCGCTTTGCGTTTCAGCCACTCTGGTAGGGCGTTGATCTGTGCGAACGTCATGTTCTCGACGCCCTCTAAGGGGTCGTCGGGGGCGTCGATAGGAACCCATTCGATCGCGCCTTCAACCACCCCGGGCGCCTCGACGGCCCGCGGTTTGATGAGGGGTTGCGCCGAGCGCCGCCACCCGCACCTGATCATGTGGTAACCCACAAGCCACACGAAATGCGCCGAGTCCATGCGGTTTCCGTCTTTGTCTTGCGGGTAATGGCAGTCGGTCAGAAAGTCCTGATAGGCGCTTTCCATCTCCGCTTTCTGTGCGTCCCGTGCCTTCTGCTTGTCCGCATAGGCTTGGAGGGCACGCGGAACGTACTTATCTGCAGCCAATTTCGTTCCTTTACTCAGAACATTGAGTCGGAGCCAAAGAAGGTTCCGGCGAGATTCCAGAAGCCCGCGAGGGTGCGCATCGACTTGGCTACCGGGTCTTCTTCGTCCAAGTCCTGCCCGAGCGAAAGTTCAACCAGCAGTGGCGAGTCAGCGTCGTATGAACGGCGGATCGCTGAGACTTGATCGACATGTAGGACGCTTCCCAGTTGGAAGGCGACCCTGTCGCCGAGGGTGAAATGCTCGTCGGCTATCCAGGGCATGCCGTTTCGGATGCTGGTTTTGAAGCTGACAAAAGCCCGCGTCTTCCAATGCCCGTTACGTAGATCCAGGATCCCCGCGGATGTGTAGGCGGTTCCCTGGCCTTGCTCGAAGTGTTCTAGATAACCCAGGTCGCCCATGAGTAGTACGCGGCGCGGATCGGTGAACCGCTGCCAGGCGAACAGTGTGTTATCTAGCTGCCCTTGGTACAGCTCCTCCAAACCTGGGGTTCCGGGCTGCTGGTATGCGCCCAAACCGTATGAGATAACAGCCGATAGCTGTGATAGCCCGTATTTGATACCGAACGTTTGGAGCTGATTCAGCCATGCCGGCGACCGGGAACCGGTCATCACGGTCTTTGCTGTTGAGCCCTTCATCGATCGCTTGGCGTCGATGATTCCGGTGTATTCGCCCTCGCGGAATATGACTTTCGGCTTGGCGGGGGCGAATCCCAACCACTTCCTGATTAAAGGATCGGTTTTTCCGTCGCCGTCTTCGTCGTACATGTCGGGCGGGACGATGGCGTTGGTGATCAGATCGTCTGCGGTCTCGGCGATCAGGCGCAGCGGCCCGTCGATCAAAGTTCCCGTGGGGCCGGTAACCCCGGACTTGTCTTCAAATGCGAAGACCACGCAGTTGCGTGTAGGGCGCGCTAACGCATCACCTAGCATTCCCAGCTCAGGATGTGGTGAGGTGTCGTCCTCTTTGAGCCAGGTGTATGCGCGCAGCATGCAGCCTGCGTCCTGCATCGGTGCCGCAAGGACGGTGTGCAGGTCTTGCCAGCGGGACGACAGGATTGTGGTGCGGGACTGGTCGAACAGTGGGTTGACGAATTGCACTTGAATGGGCCACGCCAACGGATTTAGGCCGCCGATGATGTCCCGAACCCCCAGCCATGCGCCAGGATTGAAGATGTTCGTCGGGATACTCAAGAGCGGGAAGAACTGGCGAGCCAGGTTTAGGAACATTATGATCGAACCAGCCGTGCGCATGTTCCAGGGAAGGAAGAACATCTTCGGGAACTGAATTTCCGGCGGTAACAGAGGATTCGCGCCGCCCAGGATGTGTTTTGCGTGCTCCCGGTTGTGCATCATCTCGAGCTCAACGGTGTGCAACCCGTCCTTGTCGCGCACTGCGTTGACGTTCACGATCTTTCCGCCCCAACGGGTTTTCCATGACCGATCAGTGGGGTTCGGATCTAGCGTGAACTGGATATCTTCTTCAGCGCGGCGGTCATAGAGAAGGAACTTGGACAGCCAGTTCGAATGCCTTATGACCACCGTGGCGGTACCTGAGTCCGCCATGACTTCCTCTACAACAACCGATTTCTCGCCCGCTAGGTCGGCGATCGGGCGGTGGTGCTTGTCCCAGATCCGCAGCAAAGGTCGCTGCTTGTAGGCGTCCCTCATGGCCTTGCGGCGCGCATTGAGGTAGCGGTACGCCACCATGGGGTCGCCAAGGTCTGGGGTGGTCTGCGTCTCGCGGAGCAGCCGGTCCAGGATTCCTTGCAGGCTTGTGAAGTCGGTCAGATCGACCGACCAATCACCCGACACTGCTACGCGAAGCCCTTTGAATAGCGTTGGGGAACAAACATGGTGACCCGCCCATCAGCGTTGGAGTGGCGCACCTTGACCGCCGCCAGCGTTCTTGGGGGGATCTTGGATGCTTCGGTGAATCGGTCCTCCATACGCCTCCATACCGGCAGGGTGATGGAAAGCAGGTCATGCAGAAGGACATCGAGGAGTTGAGAGTTACGCAGGATCCGCATGAATAGCGGGTCCACTGGATCTGTTGTTGCGGTGAGTGTTTGCGCGTTCGGGTCGGTATCTACCATCACGTAGCCGTCCTGCGGGCTCAGTAGCGGCAGCTCAACCCACCGGTCACCCTCTTGAATCCAGCATTTACCTGGCGAGGACACCAAGAACTTCGGGTATACGGCGATGTCTCCGCGGTTCGGTACACGAATGGCCCCTTCGCCCACATCCAGCCCGGGAATGAACTCGTTGAGCAGGTCCTCGATCTTGTCCCACAGGGTGGAGGTTTCGACGTCGTTCTGCCACGTCTTGAACTCTGTTCGCTTAGCGAAATATGGCTGCGTGGCAACGATGTTCATGCTCCAGGTCATGAAGTTGTTGCCGTATGCCACCGGGTCGAGTTCCCACGGGTCTTTGGGCTCCTCGGCGAGCCGTACCCGCAGCCACCGCCACCCATGGGTGCGGGTAAACACTCCCAGGTAGCCGTCTTCGGTGGCCGACCATGAACCCCACCAGCGTTCCTCGATCATCCGATACCGGAATGGGGTGTCAATGACCCTGCTGCTACTGCCGCTTATCCAGGGGGCAATATCGGGATTCACGTGAACGCCGATGGAAATCATGCGTTTCTTCCAGTCGGTGCGCTCTGGTTCGGCACCGATCTGGTAAGGCCCCTCGGACATGAGAGTTTCGAACGGGGTGTGGAACAACCCGGTGGCGACGGGCGCCATCACAATGCCCTCGCGGCCCTTGTGTGAACCCAAGAGGTTCCAGGTGAACCGCTTCTTGTGGATCGGATGCACGACGCCGATGTAGACGATCTTCGTTTCCACGCCTTGCAGGTGCGGCGGGAGCTGTGTGAAGTCTTCGCCGGTTTCCGGGCCGTGGATCCAAGGGTTAGACAGAGCCATCTACTACCCCACCGGTCCGGTTCGTGTTCCGAAGTTCTGGCGCCACTGTTGGTTTTGGGCGGATTGCGACTTCTGCATCGCCTGATCGACGCCGGTTCCTACGGGGGCGTTGAAGTTGATGGACTGGTCGACGTTTGCGCCATTTCCGCCCTGTGCGGGACCGGCGCTGCCGCTGGAGAACGCGGAGCCCATATCGCCGAAGCCGGTGCCTGGGATTTGAGCACCTGCGATCACGGGGTTGATATCGCCTGGGGCACCTTGGAGTTGCGCAGCATCCATGCTCCCGAACGGAGCCGGAATGATCGTCTTTATCGCATCGACGATTCCGCTGCCAGACCCCGACATGGCAGCGCCGGTGATGTTGGCCATGAGTGCCCCGCCCTCACCAAGTAGGGGTTTCCCATCGGAGACGTTGCGCAGGCCCCCGAAGAACTTCAAGAGGGTCGATCCGGCTTGCATAAAGCCCCACTGCATCGGGTCCGAGAACCCCGGAGGCAGAAGCGATTCCTTGAGCCCACCGATACCGATGTCGGCCAGGCCGCCGAAGTCCGGCAGGATCTCGGAGATTCCCTCCATGATCTTGGCGTACGGGTTGTTGCCGCCACCGAAACCGCCACTGGAGCCACCGAGGTCTAGGGCCGCTCGGTCGTCCTTGGCCTGCTGCAGGTCGCGCTTGAGCTTGTCGACCTGATCGCGCTTGCGTTGCTTGGTGGTCTCCTTCGCCTTCGGGTTGGACTCCAGGTCTGCCAACTCTTGCTCGGTGACGTCGAGCCGGTTGGACAGGTCCGTGATGCGGTCGTCGGCTTCCCGAGATTGTTTCGATGAAGCACCCGATCCCGAGGAGCCCCCGAACCCCATCGCGGACACCGAACCCCCGGAGGGCAGGGAGATGTTGCTTGTCGGCAGTCCGACCGCTGCGGCGCCAGATCCTCTGCCAGAGCCGAGGATGACGTGAAGGTGGTTCATGTGGTTCTGGTTGTCATCACCGCGGTTGGGCATCTGCTTGCCCTGAGTGAACGAACCGCCATACCCGTAGCTCTGCTGGCGCCAAATGAATCCGTTGAGATTCAGGGCGCTGGCATTCTTGGCCAACATCGCCGCAATCGCATTGCCCAAGGCCATACCTTGCGGGGTGTTGTAGTCCGGGATCATGATGTCGATCGCGTTGCCCGACGAATGCTCGCCGTACCCGTCCTCGGAGCGCCGACCGCCGATGGTCTTGATCTGCGGCCACATCCGCATCACCAGGGACCGCAGATAATCCGCGCCAGGGTTCAGGCCCTCGGCGTAGCCCGGTGCGCGCATCATGTCGGCCAGGTATGCAGCAGATGGCACCCAACCCGAGTTGAGGGCCGCAACGATGCCCGCGCCGCCGTTCTTCATCCCCTTGGCAGTGACAACACCCTCGCCGTTAGACAGCCACGCCAAGATGGAGTCGCTCGTGCCCGTGCCAGCGCCGCGGACCATGCCACCCGCAGCGAAGCCTTGTAGGGATTTACCCCACGAGTTGAGTTTGTCTGCGCCCGGAATCTGGAACCCGAACACCTCGGAAGGAATGGCGGCGAGGAATGTGCCCAAAACCTTCAAGGGTGCCTTGATGACCGCCGCGAGACCCGAAAATGCCGATGTGACAGCGTCTTTGATCGCGCTTGAAGCGCCAGAGATGCCGGACTTGAGCGCGTCCCACCCCTCGGAGAACTTATCCAAGATTGGTGACACGAATCTCCAGGCCGCGCTGATCGCGGTCTTGATGCCTTCCCAGGCGGGGGAAATCGCGTTGTTCCACAGCCACAATGCGCCCTGACCCAGCAGGTCCATTGCGCGTTTCCAGTTCGCGAACAGGTCGGAGGCGACTTCCCACGCGAGGCCGATAACTTCCTTGATTCCGTTCCAAGCTGGCTTAATGGCGTTGTTCCACAGCCACATCGCCCCTGTGCCGATGGCGGTGAACGCGGTTTTCAGTGCCGGGACTACGGTGGTGGATAGCCAGCCCCACACCGCCCCGATAACGTTCTTGATGGCGGTCCACGTGGCCTGGACGATGTTTCTGAATGTCTCGTTGCGCTTGTACAGCACCACAATTCCGGCGACCAAACCGGCGATTGCGGCGATTATCAGGCCGATCGGGTTGGCTGTGAGTGCAATATTCAACAGTGCTTGCACGGCAGCCCACGCCTTAGTGGCGACAGTGATGGCGAGCATCACCGTCTTGTAGGCGGCCAAACCGGCCACTAGTGGGATGAGGAAGTCTTTGAACCGGACGATCAGGTTGACCGCTTCGGATAGTCCGCTGACCAACGACGGGCCGACAGCCGATAGGACGTTTCCGAAGGCGGTTCCGATGGTCGACAGAGCTGAACCGATATTGCCTGCGGCTTGGCTCACGGCGGGGTTCTCGAAAGCGTCCTGCATCTTGTTCGTGAAGCCGGTCAGTCCATCGCCGATGCTTGACAGGGGGCCTTGGATCTTCTCGAACAACGTGATGGCCAGGGTTTCCGCAGCGTTCTTGAGCCGCTCAATTACGCCAGGTAGGCCCTGATTTTGGGCTGCCGCCAGCTTCGACGCTGAACCTTCCTGGTTCATGGCGTCGCGCATCTTGTCGAATCCTTCTGCGCCATCCTTGGCTGCCACACCTGCCAGACGTGCGGCATCCGATCCGAACGCGAGGGCAGTGTCCATCGCATACATTTCGGGCGTCATGCGCTTGGACGCGGCCTGCAGCTGCCCGAACAGCGCCTCCATGCCAACGAAATTGCCCTGCGCATCGAAAGCGCTGACGCCCAGTTCTTGCAACGCCCCCGAGGCTTGATCACTCGGGGCGGAGAGCTTCAAAAGCGCCGACTTCAGGAGGGTTCCGGCGTCACTACCCTTAATTCCGTTGTTGGCCAACAGTGCGATACTTGCCGCGGTGTCCTCGAGGGACACGCCCGTCTGGCGTGCGACAGAACCGCCAGCCTGAAGAGCGAACGCGACATCGGTTATCTCTGCCGATGATGCATTAGCGGCATTGGACAGCACATCAGCGGCCTTAGCCGCATAGTCAGCTTTGAGACCGAATGCCTGTAGCGCGTTGGCTTGGATCTCGGCCGCTTGTCCGGCGCTCACCTGTGCTGCAGCGGCTAGTTGTAGGGTGCCCTTGGCTGCGGTTATTGACTCATCCACGGAGAAACCGGCTTTGGCAAGCTCTGTCATGGCCTGCGCCGCATCAGCAGCAGAGGTGTTCGACAGGGTCATGTCGTTGCCGAGGGCCTTGGCGGTGTCGCGGAACCGCTGCATGACATCTGCCGAAGCACCTGTGACACCCGAGAGGGTGTTCATGGTCTTCTCGAAGTCCAAGCCCTTGGTGACGATCGCCGAAACACCGCTTGTGGCCAGGTTGGCGGCCTTGGTCATCGCATTGGCGGCAAGGTTTCCTACCGCGGTACCTGCCGCAACAATCCCGGTTGTGCGTAGCGCACTGGAGAAAGAGTCGCCGAACCAGCGGCCCGCACGCCCACCTTCCTGACGCGCGGCATCAGATGAGCCCGATAGGAGTCTGGATACCTGGTTACGTATCGGCTTGGACGACTTGTCGATCGCAGACTGCGCGTCGGAGGCACGCTTCTGCGCACGTGCTACCGCATCCAAGTCCTTGGCGAGTTCACTAGCCGCGGCCTGCTGCTTACGCATCGCCGACGCATGCGCTTCCGACAAAGCGGTGAGCTTCGAGCCCTTGGTTCCCGCCTCGCGAGCCTCATTCAGCTTCTCAAGGGCCACCTTGAGCTTGCCCGCGGCGTCAGCTTCTTTGTCGCGAGACTTGGCGACCGTCTCGGAGATCTTTTTAACCTGATCCGCAGCGGTTTTCGCCTCGTCAGCAAGGGCTTTAGCGTAGGCGGAGCCGGTCTTCTTGGCCGCTCCAATTGCTTGCTTCTGGACGTTGTCGAAGAGCTTGCTGATGCCCTTATTGACCCCATCGAACCTGACGGTGGCCGACACATATCCCGATGAAAGTTCAACAGCCATGTGTCACCTCCTAATTTCCGAACAGGTTTCGCAGTTTCTTCTCGCGCCGCTCTTCGCCTGAAAGGCCAAGTAGCTCTTTGACCTTCGAGATGGGTGCGGCTTTAACTTTCAGACCGGGGCGTGACTGCTGATCGCCCATATCAGGGCCGATCGGCACCGGACGGTTCCGGTTACGGTGTCCGTCCTTGGTTTTCGCCCACACCAGCCAGCGCAGCGCGTTAGCGATAATCGCCAGCAGTCGGGTAGTCAGAGTCCATCCCGCATACTTCGGGTTCCTGGACTTCCATAGAGCGCTTGTCTCTTCCGGGTGATTGACATACACCCACAGATCGCGCCAGTTGAATTCGTCAGACGGGCAGTCACGTAGGCGTAGCCCGTCTTTGATTAGGTCGTATTCTAGTGCGGTGCCATGCTTCTCGATGAGGTCGAGAAGCGCGACTATTCCCCCACGGTGACCTGTCCGGCCTCCTGCCAGGCGGTGAACAGGTCTTCCACATCAGTTAAGGGCAGCTCGTCGAACACAGCAAGATCGGCTTCCGATACGGCGCCCCACTCGATAATTTCCCACATACCCTGTTCGGGGTTCTTGCGGTTACGCCGAATGACACCAGATGGAACGGACCCGAAGGGTTTGAGGTTGATCTTCTTTTCGACGCCTTCGATTTCCACGGTGTGGACGTAGGGTGTCGCGTTTTTTGCAGCCATGAGCGCCCTTTCAAGGGGTTTGTGTGCAGCCGTAGCGCTTGGAGAGCGGCGGGGCCGCGCTCGGCTGCAGGGGAATTCGGCCCCGCCGCGTCTATTAGGAGCCCGCGATCCGTCCGTCGTCGGTGTACGTGGTCACGTACTCGCCAGTGGACGACTCGAATACCTTCAGTTCCACCTCGTATTCGATGGTGTCCTTGCTAGCCAAGGTCACATCACCAACAGAGATGACCTGGCCGTCAGCCACGCAGTTGCGGTACTTCGCGGACAGCTCCGAGTCGATGGTGTCGAACACCCACGTCTGGTGGGGCAGCTTCTTGCTGGTCTTGCGGACCTTCACCTGGGTGCCGTGAGTACCGTCAGCGGGGGTAACGGTGACGTTTGAAGCACCGTAGATCGCCTTGAGGACATCGGCATTCAGCGATTCCAGGAGGACGAACTTGAACGAGTGGTTGTACTCGGTCTGCAGCACCTTGACGATGCGGCCACCCATGTCTTTCTTCTCATCGGTGGACCGCTCCGATGTTTCAGTGATACCGTCCTCGCCGACATACCCAAGACCGACGAACGCGGCATCGAGCACTCCGTCGACACTGGTTGGGAGGGTAGTTCCGAGCGGGGCGACGAACGCGGCCCCAGCGGCGGACGGCTCTGCGGCGAAAACGTTGCCGACTTCTTCAGCCATGATGTGCCCCTTTCAGAAGCAGATCGGTGCAGCCGAGCCTTTGAAAGGGTGTATTTAGTTGTAAATTCAGGGATTTGAACGCATTACTACATCGACGGTCATCACGAACCGTCGCGTTTCGCTTTCGATGTCATCGCGGCGGGCAGGTTCCCCTGCGATGTCTACAGCGTGCACTCCGCGGCCCTTGCCGGGGAGTTTGAGGAGCCATTCACGCGTCTGCTCGATCAGGTTGTAGGCGTCCAGTTCGTTGGCGCCCCACGAGTAGATGATCAGGCGGCGCCGTGCGAGTACGCGGGCTTTGGTTCCCGAATATCCGCTAGAGATTGGCGCTGAATCGATTGTGATCAGCTGCGCTGGGCGCGTTTTCGGCACATCCGTCGTGACCCGAACCGGCATGTTTTCGCTTAGCCAGTCCCTGACCACTTGGGCGTGGTAGGCGAACATTAGCCAGCCTCGCCGAAGTTGTGTAGCAGTGCGTCGTGTTTGTGGTCGTACCGGATGGCCTCTGCCGTTGCGGCGATAGTTGTTGCCCGGTAGTCGCGCTTATCCAAAGGATCATCGCCTTCTACCGAGACGCGGAAACCGTCTTCCAGTCCCGCTTCTTGGTTGCAGGCGTCAGCGACCCGCTGCATCATGGGAACACACACGTTTTCGACGATTTCCTTCGTCAATTCGCTCTGCGCTTTGCGATTCAGCCTGAACTGGGCCACTATCCGGTCACCCTTTTCAGCTCGACGATGATTCCTGGCTTCCAGCCGTGGAATCCGCCTGTTTCGTCGCGTTCACCTACCACCTCGTAGGTTTTCCCGTTGATCCCGAATCGGGACATCAGATCAACGGTCATGGGGGGCATGGCTAGATCGACTTCTGCGATATCGCGCGAGGTGTGCCCGTCCGTGTCTTCGGTGCGGTGCGGGGCATACGAGTACGCCTTCAGGTCCACTGTGGGGCCGAATGAGGGAACATCGTTCCCTAGCGCATCCTGGGTGACACCCAAGTAGGGGGTGTACGTGACCGGGATCCTGGCCAGTGATTCGAAGGTCACAGGCGGTGGATGATCACATTAGGGACGGGGTAGCGGTAGCTTCTCGCCTCCGCTAGTTCCTCGTCGGTGAACAAGGATGTGTCAGACACCCAGTCGGCAAGACGCTGCCGAAAATCCGCGCCCGCGGTGAGGTCGGTGGACTTCGATTCGGGTGAACCGGGTTCCACCGTGAGGTGGCGCGCGACGATCGCCGCTACCGCATCTATTGCGGCCTGGGGCGGCTCATCTCGGGTGTATTCGACGACAAGGATCTCACCCGTGGCGACAGGGCACCCGTTGCGGGTGACATCTACGTAGTCGCCCTCGATGACGCCTTCGAGCGTGTTCCCACAGAGGTCGGTGACCGTAACAGTGTCTCCAGACGGTGGGTCCGGTAGATGTACCCGGCCCTCCACTGTGAGTGCACGCACGGTCACCGCCCCTGCGGTCAGGGTTCGTCCGGCCTCCCGCTGAAACCTTCGAGACACCCTCTCCAGCAGACCCTCGACACGGGCCTGCTGGGAGGCGGTGAGCTCGTTCTCATCGTCCAGCCCTAGGGCGTGGGCGACGTCAGCGGGAGATGCCAGCACTAGCTGCCGGCCCGGTTGAAGACGAGTACGCCGGGGGCCTTGACGACCTTGCCGCCGTACACGTGAAGGCCACGAACCTCATCGGCGAACTTGTTGTGCGAACGGTATCCCTCAACCTTGTCGATCTGGGACACGAACGCCGCGGCACGCTGATGAAAGAACACGGCCTGCGGCGAGTCGGACTCGGGCAGGTTGTTCGAGGTCACCACACGGTAGCCGAGCAACTTTCCAACAGTGGCGCTGCGCAGACCCGCCGTGTCGCCGGAAGTATCGAAGCTGGTCAGCTTCGAATCCGCCCCCAAGAGCAGGGCTTCGAACTCGGCATTCACAACCGCAACCCGCAGGCCGTCGTCGGGGACATTGGCCTTGTTCATCAGCTTGCGGGCATCCTTGACTACGTTGAACGCGCCATCACCAGTGGTTGGGTTGGACGACCACGGCATACCAGTAGCGTTGGCCACCAACATGTCCGCGATGAACTCGTCGGCATCCGCTGCCAGCGAATCGCCTGCGGCGTCGGTGTACAGCGGCAGCAGGCCATGGTTAGCCTGCGCGTCATCGATGTCATCGACATAGAAGTGGAAGTTCTTCTCCTGGTCAATGAGGATGTCGATGCCGGTGTCGGTGATGGCGTCTGCCGTGGTGGTGCGGCTATTAGCCTTGTAGTCCTTGACCGCGGGGGCGACCACGCCAGGTACGTGAATGGTGTTGCCCTTGGTGGCGTCACCTTCGTACTTGCGATCCAGGAGGGCGGCGAAGACATTCTTGGCGATGTAGCGCTCAAGGATGAAGTCCGACCAGATTTCGGGAATGAAATTGTCAGCGGCCATGATTTATGGCTCCTTTCAGTCGATTCGCCCCATCAGCTCGTCAGCCTGTCCAGCCTTGTAGGCTTCGAGGCGTTGCTGACGGGTCATGTTTTTGAGTTCGTCACGGGTCAACTGCTTGGGACCGGTGACTTTCTTGTCTGAAGTAACCTCGGCTGCCGGCGCTGCCGCCGGTGCGGACTTCGACTTGATCGCTTCTTCGAGTCGAGCATTGAAACGCGTCTTCCACCGTTCGGCAGAATCGCGCATCTCTTCTTCGGTGCCACCCTTGATGTCCTCAGGGTCAACTCCGGTGATTCTGGCGACCTCTGATCGCAACCGTTCGGTGCGTTCAGTGGTCAGTTCGGCTCGGATCTTGTCGATTTCGGCCCTGGGGTCGAACTCTTTCTTGTCTCCGCCGCTCTTCTCGATGAGCTCGCGCCACTTGGTGGCGTCGTCGTAGTTCTCCTTCGCGCGTTTTTCCCAGCGTCGTTCCTCAACGCGGGTGGCGCGAAGTCTGTCCAGCTCTTGCCGTTCCTCGGCGGTCAAACCATCGGTTTTGGCTTCGGATTTCGGCGCCTTGATGGCGTCTACGGTTCCTTCTGGTTCGCCCGGTTCCGTTACGGCTCCCGGCATGTCATTCGGGGTCACATCAGACATGTGAAATTCCTTTGCGTTTCGCATTGGTGGCGCCCGTACGGGCGAACCCCCTACTGGGGGAAGTCTTGCGGAGCGGGCGGCGCTACTTGTGGCGCCATCGCCGCTTCCTTGGCCCGGTCCTTTTCATCTTGCGCAATCTGATCGGGTGAGTACTTGAGGATGTTTCGCGCGATAGAGCCCCACGACTCCCCTGCCGCCGACGCTTGTGCTGCGGCAGAGTACTTTTCGGACAGGGTCACGCGGGCTGGTGCCTCGAATGACACCTCTACGTTGCCGACGTTATCGACACCTTCGGTCTCCAGCGCCTTAACAATGATGGCTTCCAGGCCGAGTTTCACTACCGCTAGGCATGCTTCACACTTGAAGATGAAGCCCTTCTCGGTGTTCATCGCGCCCTCTGCCGACTGATTCGCGCTATCGGGCATCAACATTGGCAGCGGCGTTTTCGTGGCGGCTGAGAGCTGCCTGATGTCTTCTTTCGACGCGGCTAGCATGGGATTCACGTCGGTTGTCTCGGACTCCCAAATGTCGACACCTGGGGGGAGATCCCACAACGCGCCGGGGGCCGGTTCAAAGATGGCTGCGTAGTCGATGGCGTTTCCTTTTTCATCGACCGCCGGTAGGGGCTTGTCGCCCTCCTTCTTTAGGGCGCGCTGACGGAACGCTTGCATCGCCATCGTCGACAAGCGCTGAAGGACGCCGGAGTTGATGCGGTTGATGAGATCTATGTGGGTTTCGAAAACCCCCGCTCCGCCTGGGTTGGTGTACACAACTACAGGTGGGGCGCCGTCAGTCTCGATCAGGTCGGTTTCCGGCTCCCAACCGCCCGAGATTCTGGTCATGAGGCGCTTGGAGTTGATGTTCTGCACGTAGCAGGGGCGCGAGAACTTCTGGCGCGCACCGTTCACCCAAACGAACGCAAAGTCTTTCTCTTCATCTATGTCACGCCAGTAGCGGATCGCGGCACGTACTCGCCATGGCTGCAGCGGATCTACTGCGGCATACATGGTTTCGGGGGAATCGGCGGTGATTATCGCCTGGCGGTCATTGCCCTGCCAGCAGGTCAGGTATGAATCGCGGAATGTCAGCCCGTAGTCGAGCCACTGCCGCACAACGGCATCCATACGGTTATCGCGGTAGATGCGTTGCGCCTGCTTAGCGATCGCAGAGTCCGCGGAACCATCAACCGTGATTCCGTTCGGCACGATGCGATCAGAAACAGAGTCCCGTATCAGCATGCCCCAGTTGGTGCGGGACATCTTCTGGAACGCTTTCCAGGATGCTTTTGTGTTCTTCGACTGCTCCGGTAGCGGAGCGTCACCGGACACATACCGGTCCAGGAGCCGGACTCGCGGCATGTTGTCATCGATGCGCTTGGTCAGGATGGGGAGCCATTCTTCTGGTGTAGACGCCATGGGACTCCCTTCTGTCATTTAGTAGATGCGCCTCGGCACATAAGATTTCGGTCTCGGCTTAGCCCCGGATCGTCGAGCATCGACACAGGCTGTCCAGGAAAGGACCGCGGACATTGCTGCGTCGAACTTGTCCTCGAGGCGCCCGTCTTGCTTCTGGAGGATCCACAGCGGCGCTCCCTGGTCGTCAAGGAGCTTCAACTCGTGCCTGCCAGCGTTTCCCATGTGCTTAATCAGCTTGTCTTGCCAGGCATTTTCGCCGTAAGTGACGATCCCTGAATCGATAGCCTCGACATACGCCCTAACCGCGGCAGCCATAGGCGTTTTCCGTTGGGTGAACCACTCGACAACTTGATCGGGGAATCGGGCCGCCCATGAAGCGACCGTTTCTGTCCAGTGGGGCGGGTCGCAGTAGAGGCGCCACACCTCATATCGGGACATCATGTCCGTGACTAGGTCGGTGACCTCGTCCTCTGGGACTTCCCAGTCCTCAGCGTTTTCAGGTCGCTCCCAGCAGCCCAGGAGCATCTGCCGCCCAGTCTCGATATCCGTGATGGTCAGCGCGGTGGATCCGCGGAATCGGGCGCCATCAAAACCCGCGGTGACGAACGCGCCGTCCGGTATCGGACCCCACGGTTTGCCTTCATCCTCGAAGCGCAGGGATTCGACCTTGAGCATGTCGAACGCTTGGTAGCCAGATTTACGCCACCGATTCAGCCACACCCGTTCCCAGTAGGCTTTGTCGATGCCCTTGCGGTCGTAGTCCTTTGCAATCCGCTCAAACTGGCCGACGCCCCACTCCCCTACGGGGCCGGTGGCGTCTGCGACGGCTGCGATCCGGTTCTCCACAGTGGATAGGTCGCGGTGTTCATCACCAGCCCATCGGCGGAAGAAGAACAGGCTGGGGTCGTCAACCTCACCTTTGTCGATAGCTTCCGCTTCGGCGAGAACATCCTCTTCGATGCTGTTCTGCCCCGGCTGCCCGGCGGTGGAGGTGTACAGCGTCCACGGATCCTCGAGGGGCCGCTTCGGCATGTTCTGGAGCATCGTTTCGTGCGCGTCCCGCATCCGCTGCATGAACAGTCGGTGTGGTTCGTCGAAGTGCTGGAAGGTGGTTCGTGCACCATCTCGGGAGCCGGGGGCGTTGGATACCGCGACGACAAAGCCGTCTTCGGTTCCGTTCCAGCCCTTTCGGATGATCTTCTCTTTAGTGATCACGAACAGTTCCGCGTCAGGTCCATTTTCGAGCACATACTTGAGCACGCCGTACGCGAGCTCTTCCACCTGCTCTTCGGTGACCGCCATCATCGGAATGACGGGCGACTCCACTGGCCGGCCGACCGGATTCCCATGGGCGTCGAACCCGTCGCACCGGACCGGAGCCTCGGGGTGCAGCTCACAGCCAGAGATCCAGGCGGCTAGCTCGGTTTTCGCCAGCCCCTTACGCACCTCAATGGCTCCGCGCTGAAACCTGCGCCGCCCCGCAAGCCGGTGCCCTTGCGGGTAGATCTCGTAGAGGCGGTAGATGATGCCGCGCTTCTCGTCATCGAGTCGTGCCGACTGCCCCGATAGGGATCCGGGGCCGAACACCATCCGCTCTTCGATGAACTGGCAGACCTGCGGCCCCAGTGTCGGGTAGGACAGGTCGAGCGGCGGAACAATCAGAACCGCCATGGCGGGACTATTGGACTAGCTTGAGCCGCGGATCGGAGTCGGGTTCTGGCATCGGGGCGGGGTTGGGGACGCCGCGGCGCTTCTGTCCCTTTGCCTTCGAATCCTCCGACTGCTCGATCTGCCATTCCAGCCGGCGGCGGGCCATCGGGTTTGTGCCGTAGTCGACATCGGCCTTCTCGAGCCGAACCTGAATCTCAGCCCGCTCTTTCGCTGTCTCCGCCAACCAAAAGTCGTTGTACAGCATCGCCACGCGCAACAACCCGTTGATGTCCGACTCCGTGTACTCGGGAGCCATCGGCGACGACCAAATATCAGCCCACCAACGCTTCGTCATCGAATGCCACGCGATCTCCGCAGGGAGCTCGGGCGCTTCAATGTCGTGATCGGCAGACAAAACAGCCCTGGTCGTCGTCTTATTGCGCCGAGCAACCAGACTCGGATCTTTCTTAGTGGGTCCAGGCATCATTAACCTCCCGTTTCGGGACTTGGGCGCCCCGTTTCGGGGCCGGAAAAGCTGGGGAACCCGTACAGACCGAATTCACGGAATTACGGCCTTGAATTCGGGCGCTGGGGGTGGGGGGTGGGGTCCTGTTCTCGGGGCCTGACGGTGTGTCCTGCGGCCTTGTGGCCTTCGTCTGAACTCTTCTTGTCGCTACAGGGTCGACAGGCTGCTTGGCCGTTCTGTATGTCATGCTCTGCGCCGCCGAGTTTGACGGCGAGGATGTGGTCGGCGATTGTGGCTTCGCCTATGCATCCGGGGTAACGGATTTGGCATCGCCAGTGGTCGCGGTCTAGTACGGTCTTGCGCCACGCCTTGTGTCGCGGGTCGGTGGTTCGTGGGTCGCCCTTGCCCCATCGGTGGGTCTTGTGTTGGGGGCAGCGGGTGTCGCCGTGCACTAGCTCGGTGCAGTCCTTGTGGGAGCAGACCTTAGGGGCTCTGGGCATCAGCTGTCCCGTGTCATCGGCAGTAGAAGCCCCATCGATACTTGGTATGCGTACGTCTATTGCGTCGCTCGTATCGGTATGTGATCCAGCGTTGGAAGATGTTCCACCACCACCAGTCGCGGACTACATCCAGTTGTGTGCAGTCTCCACACTTACAACCAATGGCGGGCATCAGCAGTACTCCAGCTCTGTTGTGGGTCCAGCCCATTGGGTGCGTGTGCCTGTGCGGTGGGCTTTGCGTGGGGCGTTACGTGTTGGGCGCTTGGAGATCAAGGTGTCTGCGTCCTCATGATCTATAAGACTTGGCCATGTGTAGGTGATGCGGTGCTCTTGGTCTCTGGCCCATGTGGTGATGGCGTCATCGATAGGCATCTCGGGCAGAGCCTCAAGGAGGTCAGGTACCAGGGTGGTGCGGATGCAATACCCAACTGCGTGCAGCAGATGCTCGGATACCAGCCAGGGTGAATCAGTTTGGTCGGCTTGGGTTGTGGCACGTTGTATGGCGCGCTGCCATAGACGCGGATAGTTGGTACCCAAATACAGGGACACGATGTCACAAGGGGCCGCGGTGAGTGCCGCCTCGAGCTGTGTGCGGAAGTCATCTACAGGCTGCGCGTCATCCTCGAGCACCACTACCCACTCAGTAGGGCTGGTAGATAGCCACTCAAGTACGTGGCGATGATTGCCGTTACAGCCCTTAGATCCGTTGTCTAACGACAGGAACGCTGCACCAGTAGCTTCCATCAACTCATGAGCAGAAGCGGCCCGCTTGTTGTGGGCCACTATGCCGATGCGGTAGTCAGTCACGGCTGTCGAGATCGCCACTGAGGATCGACAGTGCAATATGCGCCACGCCGATGACACCCTGAGGCGATGTATCTGACGTTAGGTAGGCGTTTGTGTACCCAATCCCACTATCCACATCGGGGTCATGGCTCATTGTTCCGTAGCCAATGAACCAGTCGGTCAGAACATGGTTGGCGCCATCTACGTCAGCGATATGCGCCCTCAATGCAGCTTCGACCGCCGCGAGAGTTTCCGCGCTCATTGCAGCCTCAGAGCGGCAGGCGTTCAACCGAAGACAAGCGCAGCGTGACGGCGCTTGTTGCAGCGGCAAACCGGAACGGTTCGATGCGCTGGTTGGTCTTGCGGTTGTAGACGACGTTCGTGAAGTCCACCCGATACGTCAGCTCAGGTAGTGGCCCGATGGCTTCGGTGTTGGCGAGCAGCTTTACTCCTGGGGTGGAATCGAGGGTCTTGAGGACGCCGTCTTCCTCGATGCGTCCGATGATCGGCCCCAAACGCACCGTGGTGGGGATATCGGAGATGGTGGCCAGCACTTCCTTCACCGATGGGGTGAAAGTGACAGTGCCGGAAATCATCTTCAGATCCGGCTCATTACCGTCATCGGACCCGTCAGAGACGATGGCCTGATAGGTGTCGGCCACAGTGAAGTACACAAAGGCTGCCATTAACCGTTCTCCCTTCGCATCTCATCAGCGAGGTCTTCTAGACGCTTATGTTCATCGGCCATCGCTTTAGCGCGATCACCGACAGGATCGAAAGGTGGAGTGCGCCACCCGCAGGAGCAGGCGCCGCCCTTGCGGGTCTTGCCGCCGGGGAGCATCTGCTCGAACGTTCCGACGATGTGGGAGTTCACCCACTCCAACAAGGTGTACTGAGTGCCATCAGGGCCGGTGATGAGGTGCTCAGCCATCACACACCTCCTGCGGTGAGTTCGCGGATACGTTCAGGTGTTGTCGCCTGCCGGTACAGCTGGTAGCGGGCCTTGTTGCGTTCAGTGGCGGCACGATCAGCGTCGGTCAAATGATCACCGCTGGCGCCGGGCAGGTGGTACAGGTGATATCCCGGTCCGTCGATGAAGCGGGTTGGGCCGCAGCACACCTCAAACGCTCGGCACATCGCGTCATCGTCATACCAAGCACCCTCAAACGACTCGTCGTACTGGCCGATGAGTGAGAGTGATTCCCGGGAGACGACATTGACGGCACCGATCGACTGCCGGTCGCCGCGGACCTGATGCGATACAGCTTCTTCGGGCTCTAACTCAAGGTCTCGGACGCGAACCGAGTCCTCGGGGGTGATGGCCATGAAGCGTGAGAACGGAACGACTAAACCTGGCGCCGACGAAGCCAGCGCGACCGCTTCCCGGATCTGGAGGGGGTCGACCAGCAGATCTGATTCGCAGTAGATAAGTACGTCGGCGTCAACCATGTCGGCACCGCGGTTATATGCGGCGGATCGGTTGAACGACTCATAGCCCGAGCGGCCGTCATCAACAACATGGATGCGATACAGCCCCTCCATGCCCATCAGGACGCGCCGCAGATTGGCGGGCCGGTTTGGATCCTTACCGCGGTCTCTGAATGGGATGAGCACGGCAATGTTCACGCAACCGCCTTTAGTTTGAGCGCAACCTTTGTGCCAGCTCGTCGAGTAGTGCTTGGACGCTCGTCTTATCGGTGCCCACCACAACAGCCTTGTGCGCTTCGGCTGAGTATTCGGTCATTTCGGCGGCGGTGAATTCTCCCTCGCGCCACTTGGCCTCACACCTCACTACATCCTCATACGTGTGTGCTGGCGTTTCGATTGGGTGGCCCATCCACTCGCGCGACTCGTTGATCCGCTCCTGTTGAAGGTTGGTGCGGCGCTGGCGTTCATATTTACCCACCCACACGAGGGTGGTCTTGGGCAGGATCTCTAGCTTGACTCTGTCTGCGCCGAATTGTTGCAGGGCTTCTTGATACTCGGCGTCGACATTGTCGACTTGGTAGAGCACTCCCCTATGCGCACCCTTTTCGGATAGATGCTGGATGGTGAGCATCGCGACCGGAGGCTTCGGCGGAAGGGGCGGTTCCGACGACCGCTTGGCATCGTTCTTAGCCTTTATCCAGCGCTCTACTTCGGCTGGGTCAACTTCCGTGCCGTCAGGGCGTTCGATGCTAACCCAGTTAGAGCGCTCGGAATACTCATCTACGCCCCACGCGTTTTCAAATGCGGCGTCTTCACTATCTTCAAAATCATAATCCAGCGAGCCGCCAGGACCGCGCGACCACACTACCCATCGCTTGGAATCTTCTGACATGCTTCAATTTTACCGCCGCGCAGGTGCCTTCGCGGTGTTCACAGGTACTCCCCTGCGACCTTCGCGTAGCACCAGCGCAGCTTGTCCCATGTTTCGTCGGGGAGCTGCTGCGGTCCAAACGATAGGTGGGAGACCACAAACCCTCTATGGATGACTCGGGGCTGCATGTTGGCTGCACCTTCGTCACCGATATTGAAGCCGGGCGGCCAATCCCTGCCTGCGATATGGGCAGGCGAAGGGGTGTCCAGTAGGTCTGCGATGCGTTTCAGGGTGGAGTGGTCGAGTCCGATGCAGTTGATCGACAACCAATCCGTCGTCGGGATGACTTGGTTGGGCTGGCCGGTCATATCCCGCCAGTGGGTGAGGAAGTGTAGGTGTGACATGTGGGCGTAGTCGCCGGACATGTGCACATCCAACAAGGGGATGTTCAGGTTCTCGAAGCCGCGCCAGATCAGCGGCTCCAACCATGTTGAGGCGCCGTTGTTCACGGTCAGCGCGGAGACAACACTTCCCCGGTTGTTGTCTATCGCCTCGAGGTATTCGCCGAAGCGCGCGGTCTCAAAGAACACGTCATCGTCGTCGACCTTGACGAACAAACAGTCCTGATACTCGGGTTGGGCGTAGTGCCACCACACCTTGTTGAAACCGGTCCAGTGGCATCCGCCGTGGAAGTCGTTGCGGACGGTGATCCGCTCCCCTGTGATGGTTTGCAGATACTCCGCGTCATTGGGGTCGCGGGCGAGGTTCCATACGTGGTATTCGACGTTCGGATGCTCAGCCAGGATGCGTTTGATGTACGGGACTTGAAGTTGCATGTTGGCTTTGCGGCCTGCGAACACGAAGAGGATGACTCGCAACACAACTCCCTAGGTGATCCGAATCGCCCAAGCCTCATGCGAATGCCCCACCACACACCAGTTGATGCCGGTGCGGTCGGCGTACTCTTGCCAGGCTTTCATTTCATGGTCTTCGCAGCCGTCGTAGCTGTGCCATTCGTCAAAAACGACATAAGTTCCAGGCCTGAGCTGTAGGTGCTCCAAAGCTGTTGCCGTGGACGAGTAAAGGTCACAGTCGATATGCACCAAACCACACTCAGGGAACGTGAACCCTGGCAGGGTGTCGGCGTACCGGCCTATCACTAGGCGAGTGTTGTTGATGGCCGGTGGTTTATGCGCGAACGACCCCTTAGGGAAGCCTTCGCGCCAATCCTCGGGTAAACCGGTGAAGCTGTCGAACCCAATCACCGGCATGTGCTCGGCGATGATGCGGGTCGATTCGCCTTTACCTACACCGAACTCCAAAGCCACACCGGAAGGCCTCAAACCGACCACATGCCGCAGCAGCGAATAGTGCTCCGCGGGCGGGAAGTATGGGCCTAACTGGTAGTCCTGGACACCTTCGCCTTCCCGGTAGGGAAAGTACGGCCATGTTGGGTGCTTGTGGCCCCAACGGTTTCCGTTCGCCTCACACATCCGGGCACGCTCGGGAAGCTCAAACCGGGAAGAACCCGTGCGGTTTCCCTCGGCTTTGTCGCGCGAGTAGATCACGTTGTGTGATCCGCGGACATCGGCGAACGGCCATCGCGTCAACCCTGCGTCGTGGATTCTCTGCGACCAGTCGACGTGTTCGCCGCCGTGCGCCCCATATCCGATGTCCATGCCTCCCACGGCGTCGATCACTCGACGTTCGGCATACAGGAGAACCCCGCGGGGGAATCCGATAGCGAAATGCTGCTCGTCTTGGTAGGTGACGCGGTGTCGGCCACCGCTGGGCCACTGGAACGACAGATGCGGTTCCGGCGACTCAACGTAAGGCTGCCACCACTCATCTACAGTGGGCCACACATCATCGTCAGCGAGAAACAGGTGGTCGCACCCCAAGTCCATAAGCTCGGCGATACAGCGGTTCTTCGCCACCGCAATACCCATGGGTTGTGGATGACGAACAACACTCACGCTAGGAACTCGATGCAGCGGGATACCGCGCCAGCCCTCCAGGCACAGCGGCTCGTCACTGCCGTCGTCCACAACAACAATCGGCACATCAGCCGGCGTGTGCTCGATCCAATGCGTTAACGCGTTGAGGAGAACATCCCTGCGGTTGTGGGTGGTGATCGCTACCCCGAGACGACGCCCGGTCATCGCTAATCCTCTTGACTGTGTGTCATCATGCGAAGTCGAGCTGAAACGACCGCTGCGGCAGCTTCCTCTTTAGTGCTGAAATAGCCCGAGTAGGTCGGCTGCCCCTTTGACCTGACCTGCGCTAGCCAGGGCTTTAGGTAACGACGTGAGCTGATTGAGTATGAGACGCCACGGATGCCCGACTTAGATGATGAGTTGGCGGTCCGCCTATTTTCCAAGTTCTGCTTACGCGTCGCCAGCCTGAGGTGATTAGGGTTTACGCAGTGCCGGGTATGGCACATGTGGTCAACGTCCATCCCGGGTGGGATTGTGCTCCCCGTGGACATCTCCAGGGAGAGGCGGTGGGCGTAAACCATCTTCCCGCCCACGCTGATCTGACCGTATCCGGCATCATTCTTCGCCCCGGTCCATAGCCAGCAGCGGCCCGACTTATCCACCTTGGACCAATACCTATCCTCAAATGGTGCGCCGGCTGGCAGGCCTCCAGCTAGTGGATCCCCGTGTCGGCGCCATCGCTGGTAATGCGATGGACATAGACCGCGCGTCCGACGCTTTATGCCACACCCAAATACCGCGCATGTGTCGATTAGGCTAGTCATCTAGCCAGTCCATGCATTCTGGGCATTCGGCGTCCCCGCAAGAACAGGTAGTTGGGTCGACCGCCCGTCCCAAGTCTCGCTTACGAATTCGGGGGGTCTCCCAATCCTTGGATCGCCTCACGAGGGGCAACCCTCGCAGTGCTGCACGGCCATCTGATCTCCCGTTTCGCCTCGTCGTAGTCCGCGCTCATCCCGGATTCCGTACGTCGTCTATCGACGTAGGACCGAACATGCGGCGACGCTCCGAGGGCTCAACACTGCGCTTCTCGACCATCGACTCGATGTAAACCCGTTCATACGTTGCGATAGCACGGCTTAACTCTTCATCCGATGTATCAGAAGGATCGAAAGAGAGGCCGAGTTCACGCGCCCGGTCTATATGGGCTTGGGATGGTTCAGTCATCGCTCCAACTCCTCACCGGAGTAGATGAGAAGTGCTGTGGCGCACGGCCAGTACTCGTCATCGTGGTCGCAAACCAACGTCGCCTTGGGGCACTCCGCGCCGCTACAGCAGGCGTTGTAACAGTTGTCCCAACGGGGTTTGTGTAGCTCCCGTATCGGCCTTAGGACCGCCCTCGCCGTCTCCCGGTCCCATTTGGTGGGCTCATGGACTTCTCCGTCGTAACCCCAGCGCTCATTGCAGATGATTTGAGCAGCATCGTCTTTAGGATCGCTCATCCCGGATTCCGTACGTCGTCTATCGACGTAGGACCGAACATGCGGCGACGCTCCGAGGGCTCAACACTGCGCTTCTCGACCATCGACTCGATGTAAACCCGTTCATACGTTGCGATAGCACGGCTTAACTCTTCATCCGATGTATCAGAAGGATCGAAAGAGAGGCCGAGTTCACGCGCCCGGTCTATATGGGCTTGGGATGGTTCAGTCATGACTCACCCGTCTTGCCGTAGTCGCAGTTAGGGTTTGGGCAAGGGCTCTTGTAGGTGCGAGTGAATGAGTGACCATTAGCGCAGCTGTATAAGACGTTCAGCTCGTTGGGGTCATGAGCGTGCCGATGCCCGTTCTCGTCGTAATACGGATACCAGCCCAGGCAATGCCTCGTTCCGCCATGGTCGCGCACCCGGCTCTTCTGGCCATTCTCTACACACTCGGGACACTTCAAAAAATTTGGCGCCATCCCTCAATTTTACCGAGGCACAGCGCAAGTCGCGGTGTCTACAACCGTCTCCGGTACGGCTCGTAGAAACCATCAGGCTTGTCCAACTGGAACATCTTTGGGGGCAGCCACAACGTCATCGTCACCGACGACATTTCGTTCTCCGATTGGGCTTCAACCTGCACTACCGCTATCCAGTGCAGATCGTGGGTGCGGATCCAGGCGATCTGATGGCCGCGCATCCAAGCCTCTAGTCGTAAACCCTCCGCCCTGAGGGTGATGTTGCGGTTCTTGACTAATCCGCCGACACAGCCGGGTAGGGCTTGGTTCATGTCGACGTAGACGGTGCGGTACAGCTTTTTGAGCGTGGGGAAGCGAGGGTTGCTATACCATCGCTCGAACACCTGTTCGATAGTAGAACGGGGAGGCTGGGGGGTGCAAGTCAGGCTTGCGCGTCCACCTCGCGCTGCGTGAACAGGCGCATGCTGTATCCACAGCAGGACGGCCAGCCGTTGCGCAGCTTGGCGCCAACATCACCGACGCGGCGGCGGTGACCGCACGTCATGCATTGAAGGTGCGACAGCTGCGGCATGGCGTTCGCGGCAGCTTGGGCTATGTCGTTCATCTACCAATTATCCCGCGGTTCACAGGAAATGGCGATGTCTAGCGTCGTCCGAACAGGCTGCCGAGAATGTCGATGGGGTTGGCCGCTTTGACCACTCCCCTGATCTCCGAACCGAGCTGGCCTAGTTCAGCTTCCGCGGTACCGGCGATACCGTCAGCGGACGTCTGCACCACACCGACAGCGCGGTCCACGCCGTCGCGGGCGATATCCAGCAGGCCGTCCATGAACTTCGGCACGGTGTCGTCAGGGATCTTCCTGTTCGCGATGCGCTCACACATGGCCACGAGTAGAGGGGCCATCGCGTCGGCTAGGGCTGCGAAGAATCTGTCGAGCATGGCGGCACCTCCACATTGACACTCAGATCGGCTGCGGCGAGTACCGCCTTGATGTCGGCGAGGTTCATTCCGTCAAAGAAGATCCAGCACCCACATGGGGTGCTAATCGAGCACTGCTGGCCGCATTCGTCACAGTCCCAAGGTGGGCAGTTTCCGCAGTGTTCCGGGCGCGGACACTCCCCGTCTTGCCCCACTTCCGATCCGCAACCAAGGCAGTTAATCGCGCTCATTGTCACCGCTCACGATCACCTGTTCTGTCCAGCTTGTTGGGTCGTTCTCGGGATCTACTCGACACCCTGTAGAGCAGGGGGCGTAGCGGATACGGCCACAGGGGATGCAGCAGCGGACACGAGACAGAGGCATGGAAAGAGACCTCCGTTTGGGCATAAAAAAGACCCCGACCTAACGAGAGATCGGGGTGGGGATTTGAAGTTTTGGGTTCTGACGCATACAAGCGCCGTTGGCGTCAGTTTACCAAGCGAGGCGCACCGGTTTTGTCAATAGGAGGCGGCGTGTCGTCTCGTAGGTGGGACTTAGCATCCCAGATCACCTTGGCATTACAGAGGGGGCAGTTATTGACCACGCCGTATCCGTAGATGTTCGAGCGGCAGTTCGGACATTCTCCGCCTCTTACGAACTGACTCATTTCATCCCCTTTCTACGCCAGGACCGGGATACGGTCTAGGTCATCATGCTCAGCATCCTTGACGGTCTCGGCGTCAAAGCGTGCCTGCAGGTTGACCCAGAACATCTCAGAAGTACCGAGGGCGCGGGATAGCCGCAGCGCGGTCTCTACAGTGATGGCGCGGCGGCCCTTGAGGATCTCGCCGATACGGGTCTGCGGTACCCGCATCGCCTTGGCTAGGGCGTATGGGGTGATGTTGAGAGGCTCGAGGAACTCAGTCTCCAGGATCTCTCCGGGGTGGATGGGTGCGAAACCGGACATCAGTCGTCCTTTACTTAGCGTATTCGTATGCGTATTCGTATGCGTATTCGTATGCGTATGCTTATTCGTATGTGGCGTATGCGTATTCAGATTCGTATGTGTATGCGTTAGTGGTAGTCACAGATCTCAACGTCGTCAGCTCCGTTGTCCTTCCATACGAAGCAGATTCGGTATTGATCGTTGATGCGGATGCTGTGCTGTCCCTCACGGTCGGCGACCAGTTTCTCCAGCCGGTTTCCCGGAGGGATGCGCAGGTCGTTGATGTCAGTAGCGGCGTCGATCAGTAGCAGTTTCTTGTATGCGGCTCGGGATAATTCAGGCCCGATCTTCTTGACGAACTGACGCCCCCACACCTTGCGGGAGTCTTCGTCTTTGAAGGATCGGATCATGTCACTAATACTAACGCCATGCAGTAATACTGTCAAGCGTCAGTATTAGCCCAATATTCTGTGATTGCGTGCAAGTCCTCAGCCCTGAACCGCACGGCGCACCATGGATTGAAGCGCAGGATCAGGAAGCCTGGGGGGTCCACTGACACTTCGGCCACGGCCCGCGTACGCCTCGCGAATCTCACGGCATGCCTGCGGTGATGGAACGCGATATAACCCGAAGGATCATGCGTCAAAAACCCTTCGCAGGAGTACTTGGTTCGCATCCCGTCCGCCCATAGGGCTGAGATCAGCTGCGCGATAGACTCGTCGACTCGAACCTCTGAATCATCCCAAGGGGTGTGGATCGAGACTTGCTCATGGATCGGCATCTCATCCCGCCTTCTTTCCCGACTCGTCCGACCGGTGGTGGGCGTCCAGCACATCCCCCAACCGGAAGAACTTCACATCCCCATCTACCGCACACGGACGTAGGGGGTTCTTCCGCCGTGCCGCCAGGGTCTCCACTCGGCGCTTGTTCAGTCCCTTGCCGATAGCGCCCATCTTGTTGGCCAGCTTCTCCACCTGACCGGCTGTGACAACGAGCCGGTTCGCTTCATGTACTCGCCCTCGGTCGATCACAATGTCATCGTCGGCGGGGATGTCTATCTGTCGCCAGCACTCATCGATAGCGGCTTTGATGTCCTCGTAGGCTTCTTCTGAACCTTCAGTGAGGGCTAGGGCGATCATGTTGACTCTCAGCCATTTGGCCAACGTGATGATGTCGTTGCCCTTATCCCACACGATCGCTCGCTGTTCACACACAAGCCTCACCCACGTACCCAAGCAGTTGTGCAGTACGTCAGCGGCGTTGTGTGCCCCAATATGGATGGGGACTTGAGACTCCGGCTTGGGTCGTCGGGACATACTCAACCCCGGCCTCTGGATACGGGCCTGGCGGGTGAGGGTGACAGACAGCTCCCCGATCATGCGGGGGATGCTGGCCAACTCTTCACGGAGCTTGTGTTGACTGCCCTTATCTAAGAAGTAAGAATCAGCGACGCTCACGCGGTACGCACCTTCCCGCCATAGATGTACAGCAGCCCAGCTTGTTGGAATAGAGCATCAGACTCGGGTCCGTCTGGCCTCTCGCGGACCAACTCAATGGCGCGTCGCACAATTAGGAGAACCGTGGTTCTCAACCTCGGCACACTCACCCACTGCTCGCGTGGAAACTGTGGACTACCGGCGACATCCGCACTACCTGAGCCATCGAACCAGTTAGCGATACAGAATGGGTCTCCCGGCAGGCGCTCCGAAAGGAGGGTTGCATACTCTGCGCCAACACTGGATTCGAGAGCGTCTAAGTCCACGCGAATCACTTCCACTCATCCTCGGAGCAGCAGCCGCTACAGTCCTCGCCGCAGACCTCTTCAGGATGTAGGCCACCCGTCAGGCGGTCGTAGTCCTCCTTCTCGCTCACAAGGCTTCTCCGTTCGACGGTGGATCGTTCTCTGCCGCATGACAATCGGTGCAATAGCATTCCCCAAAAAGCCACTCAAGGGTCCGTGCCAGAGCGAACATCGCTGCGATCATCAACGGCATGAACACGAAGCCGACGAGCGGCGGGAACCACCAAAGCGCCGCGTCGGGACCGAATAGCAATCCGACACTTGCGCCAACAATGACCAAGACATAGACGGCGATACAGAAGGCCAATTCCCAGTCTCGCAGGAATCCCCGGTGTAGACCTCGTTTGCGTCCCCTTGCCTTACTCACAGTGTTTCCCATCCTCCGGTGGATCGTTCTCTGCCATATAGCGTTCCCAGGCGAGACGGCGAGTACGGGTGACTTCTCGCTGCTGCGCTTCGTAGTACTGGGAGCCCCATCCCGTCTTGCAGTGTTCGAGGTCTTCGGTCACTATCGGCTCGCAGCACTGAAAGTCGCATGCCGGGCTGCACATGGTCATAGACCGGTTTCGTTCATTCGCTTGCCGCGCTTAACCAGCCCCTGGAGTACGTCATACCACCAGCCCGTATCGTCCTGCTGTAGGGCCCATTCCGCTTTACGGCCCCATGCTTCTATCTCGTCTTGCAGCTCTTTAACGCGAGTGTTCAGCTGGCGATTCAATGTGTCGGTCACTGTCATTCATCCTCTGCGGTAAGGGCTCTATGGATTTCATCGGCCAAATGCGAATCATGCGCCCACTGCGCATCGTCCTCGGCGGTGCCGTCATAGAAGCACACGCTCGTCCACTTGCAATCACACCGCGACTCCCACGCTTCGGGTCCTACACATGAGACCTCGCCTCGATGCTCTCCGATGACGTCGGCGATGATTTGAATATCTAGCACCGGTATCTCCATACCCTCAATTATCCTCCGATACACCGACATTCGCGGTGTCTAGCCCGCTTTCCTTTCCTGGTTCCATCTACGCCTATCCTTCAATGACAGCTCCCCGTAAATACCGTGCTGGTCGTGTACCTCTATCGCGAATTGGAGGCACTGGAGTTTGACTGGGCAGCCGTGGCAGATTTCCTTGGCCCGCTTACATTCCCGGCTGCCGCCTTGATCTGGGAACCACCACTCCGTAGGAAGTCCACGGCACGCCGCTTCGTCTTGCCAGGACAGGTCAGCGACCAAACCCGTGAGGCATCCAACGATATCCGCGGCAACACTTCCACCGGCTATCCAGTCGGTAGGGCTTGAGTGCGTCATCAGCTTGCCTCCTGCCGTGTGGCCCTGTGTTTGTACCCAACGCGCCGAGACATCTTGCGGCACTCTGTCGAGCAGTAAGCCGAATGTTGATACGCGGATTGATATCGCTCACCACATACCGCGCACAGCCTCCATGGCCTACTCGCGCGCTTCAGCTCGTCACGACGCCGATTCTTGGGAATGGCGCGCCGTCGCTCGCATTCACGACACGAACGCTTGGTTCCACCGTTTGGACTTCTATCTAGCCTGGTATTTGAGTCGGTGAACTCGTGGCCGTATTTGCAGTGAGTCTTATTGGCCCAGTAGGCGGTGCCGTGATCGAGCATGTCTTGGCCGTTTTCTTTCCATGTACCCCACGCGAGGTTGTCTTTGTGGTTGTTACGCCCATTCCCGTCTAGATGTCGGACCACAGCCCCAGGCGGACGAGGACCATGAAATGCTTTGCACACCAGTTGGTGCACATGCGCAGTGCGCTGAACCCCAGATCGACTCAGCTCCACTTTGTAGTAGTGCTTTCCGAACCTCTGCTTCAACACCCTTCCTCGCAGCGATGTCTTACGGCCCAATCGAGAGATGCTGACGCGGTTTATGCTTCGCACCCGCCCAGTGCTGCTCACCTCATAAAGCCCTTCCCATTCGGGCACCGGGCGCCAGATCTCATTGGACATCAGCTGGCCTCCCTGTTACGCATGATCTTCGCGCGCTCACGAGGGCCTAAGCCGCCGTAGATCCCGTCGCGTTCGTCGTTGACGATCGCGTAGGTCAAACACTCAACTCTGACTGGGCATGAGCGGCATATCTTCTTGGCGTATTGGTACTGCACGGTGATCGACTCGCTATCACCGTCGCCACGCTTATGGGGGAAAAACGCGTCCGGGTCTGCGGTGGCGCAGGACGCCTGGATCATCCAGGGCTCCGGTTTCAGGCAGGGTAGTTCCGCCTTACCGGAGATGATGCGCGGTCCAGGGTGAATATCGTCACGCATTTCATTTCCTCCAACGTGTCTCATGCGGCCAATGCCGTGGTTTCCCTAAATCCCCCTGCCCATCCATGGCTATCCATCTACAGGGATGTCCTTCTGGGGCACTACAGTCCGGGCACACCCGCTCGGAGGCCCCTGTTTCGGTGTATGCCGTAGGTTTCCGCCGGCTACCCGTGTCTTGGTAGTCAGTCATGAGACCCACCAAAGGCGCCACGCCTCTCGCTGCCAATCAACCCCCGCGAGTTGGGGAAAGACTTCTCGATAGTCGCTAGTCCAGAAGCGATCTCGGGACTTGATGCCCAACCGAACCTTCGACACCTCTTCGATAGCACGGTCTATAAGCTCATTCATTCGGTCACCGTCCAGCCAGACACCCATTGAGCCTTAAGGGTGGTGTCTTCATATTCCGCTACATCGCCTTCGGCCAGTTCGCGAGCGCTCTTGTTGGGGTGGAAGTTCCACACTTCGTGGTACGGGGTCATGTAGGAGCCGTCTGGAAATACAGCAGCCCACGTCCGGTTGAGTCCTCCAAGGGCTTTATCCACCTCGGCGGCAACGTGTTCGGGAGTCCACGGCACCAGCGGTCCTCCATGCTGGCAGCAGCACTCCCACCACCCATCGTGCTGCCCCCACTCGTTTGGTTGATGACGAAGTATCACTTCCGCTATGAGCTTATGTGCGTCCGAAGGTTCGTCACTCATCGCTCTAGTTCCTCTGTTGTGAAAATCAAGGGGTGGAGGGATTCCAGCAGATCCAGTTGTTCATAGAGATCTTCGATGACGGCTTCCAGCATGACTTTCCCGAACCACTCCTGTATCGGCCTCAAAGCCTCACGGGCAGCGGCTTCCATGTACATCCGGGGTCGATTCACGACGAGCTTCCGCGCACCATTCCCCTTGGGCCACGCCCGTTGTGCAGCCTCTACTGCCGGATCGGTCATTTGAACCCCACCGTGATCACGTTTCTCATTTGAGCACCGGCTCTCCATTGACCATTGGAACGAGAACATCCAGGGGCTTACCCTTGCGCGAGGCGCAGTCTGGGTCATCATGTCCGCCGTAGCAGACCTCATGGCAAAGGCAGTGGCAGACGATTCCGTGACATGTCGGCGTTCCGCTTCCATTCTTGAATCGGCGCTTGGTTCGACTCATAGTCCTAGTTCCTCACTTGGGTAGACCCGTTTAGCGGTCTCACAGGGCCACTCATCGACACATTCAGCGCAACAAGTCCAGGGCGTGTCATCGTGGATAAGTGGGCCAGGCTCGGGTTTGTGTATTTCCTGTACCGTCTTAGCCATCTCACGGGCGCCACACTCTGCCGCGTACCCGAGTGACACACCCGCCAATCCATCACCAATGCGCGCAATGGCTTTCGCCCTCGCTTCGATTGCAGGGTCAGACATCGTGAGTGTCATTCCATGAGTAATCGATTGAGCTGCCGAGCGATCGGCAGAAGTCGCGGAAACGGTCATATGCCTCACCCGAGTTCACGTACACCGTGAACTCTTCGTAGGTGTCTGTGTCGGGTAGCTTCACGTCCGAGTACCAATGATTTGGGTCGCTCATCTTCCACCTGCCGCGAATGCTGCTATAGCCTCAGCACCAGAGGGGAAATGGTGGTGATCGGTGTCCGCAATGCACCCCCGCCGTAAAACAACCCACCATCCGGGCATGTTCTCCATGATCTTCCACTTGCTCATAGCTTCACCACGTCTTCTATAAGGTCGTGTGGTGCTGTGACTTCATGCCCGCAGCAGGTGCAGCTTCCTTTGCGTCTGGTCTCTATCGAGGCTTGTACCCAGTTCCCGATCGTGGAGACATGCTCCCGGCAGATGAACACTTCAACGGCTGGTCTGTCGCAGTGGTCTACGAGGTGGATGGTGACCATGAAGTCCGCGGGCCTGTAGCAGTCTTGGCATGGGGGTGTGCATTCAATCTTTAATCGGGCTAGGAACGCCGTAGGGGTCTCTTCACCGGGTCGGGGTTGTAGTGACACCACTGGTTGGGGTTTGGGCTGTGTGCGTTTAAACCAGGCGGTCATAGCGGCATCACCGGGCCAAAGAGGTCACTGGGCGAAAGGACACGGAGGCAGCCACCGCACGGCCAACCATTCGCCGACATTGCAGCGTTGGCCGCTACCCGCTCCTTATGGCTGTTACACAGTGCAACGGTAACCATGCTGCACCTTGACGTAGACCAGTCCACGTAGTGGCACCGCGCGATCCAGCGAGCCTGCAAGTCACACACAAGATTTCCGTCATGGTCCTCGAACTCACATCCCCTCGCTGGCATTTCTCCTACGAGTTCTTTGATGTCTGTTATGGCTTGGGCAGTCACGATGCCGACCTCCTTTGGTTTGTGGCGTCATGGACAAGCTGGAGATTTGGGAAGGGCGTCTTGCATTCGCAGTCGGTGACGCCGGAATCGTCAGGGAGGTCGATCCATCCGCTGCCGCCGCAGAGCTTGCAGTTGCGCCGGCGTTCGGCAGCTGCTGCGCGTAGAGCCTTCTCGAATGCGGCCTTGCCGGACACCCATCGCTCCGATTCCTCGCGGCAGCGCTGGCATTTGAGACATGCCCGCGGTGTGCCGTTTGGATGATCTGAGCAGTAGGGGCTGGGGGGTTCGCCTTCCCAAAGTGACCCATTACCAACAGAAGACTTGACTTGTACTGGTACTTGACTGGGGGGGTTCGGACCCCCTTTGGATGGGTTATCCCCTTCAGATGGGGTCTCGACGGGGTCGGGACGGGGTCCAGACGGGGTTGGATGGGGATCTATCTCATTAGCGAGAGCCGTGGCATCTGCCTTCCGTAGACGCCTGAGTTCTGTCGCCAGCTCGTGCCGCAGCTTCTCCGACGCGACTAGTCGGGCGTTCTTCGGTACCGACCTCCAGGCATTCGGTGAATTGACGCTCACGATGCGCACGTAAGAACGAATCAGTAGTTCGTCGGTGTCGTAGTCCACGAACACAAACCGGCGCTCCCCTAACACTGCGAGGTCGGACCGAAGTTGCTCTGTCGTCAGCTCATCGCAGCCCTTCGCAAGAAGCTCCAGGTGCAGCGTCAGAACGCCGGCGGTGTCCAAGTCCTTCTGTGACAGCACTTGCAGGAAAGTGCACTGCACGAGCCGTGGAAGGCGTTGGAAGTCGCGGTCTTTACGCCACAACCCTTCGTTGATGAGCCCTGCCGCGTTAGCCATCAGGCATCACCCTCTGCGGCGATGAGCTGCCCGGCGATTTCGACGTTCTCTCGGATGCGCTTCCAACAGCATCCACAGAAGTACTTCCATGTCGCTTCTGGTCGGATGTGGTTGGCGTTCATGGCCACCCGCACCAGGTTGTCGATCTCCTCCGGACTCATCCCATTCGCGAGGAAGGTCAGGACGCTATCGAAACCGTCAGGTGCCGGGACGGGGAGATTGTCAGGGCCATAGGTCCACCCTTCCCATAGGCCACTGAACCACTCCAAGATGTCGTTGTCGTACTGAATCTGCATAATCCGCATGTCGGACACCTGTTGCATGGCCCGAGACCACCGCATGGCATCCGCCGTGACGTCAGCTACCAGTGGTGCATCAGCCGGCACGGATGACTTCCCCGCATTGCAGTCCGCGCACGCCGCTACCAGGTTCGACGGCTCATCACTACCCCCCAAGGCAACTGGGACAACATGATCAACCGTCAGCTTCACCTCAGGAGCGGAGCGCCCGCAGTATCGGCAGCTGTAGTTGTCGCGGCGCAGGACTTCATACCTGAGCCTCTTGGTGACGGCCATCTACACCGCCTCCTGGTTGTCGCGCTCAAATCCCCCACAAGGGCAGTACCGGTAAAGAGGCTCAAAAGAACCAGGGATAGTGGCTTTACAAGTGCCGTAGTGACGTTGATGCTCATCGAGATCGTGGCCGCAGGAACAAAGGTCGGTCATGCGGTCTCCTCTAGATCGATCCAGTCGTCATCGAAAAGCGAGGGCGGTGCCACGGAATCGGTATCCAGCCCGCTACGGCATCCGTACGGAGAGCAGCTGGGACGCTCAACGTCATCCGCCGACTCGAAAGTCACATCCTCAATAGGAATGCGGCTCTTATGGAGAAAGGCTTCGTTGTCTAAACCGGGGGTGTTTCGGATACTGCGGTCCAGATCAACAACCTGCTGCCACTGCCGCTCATCTTGTTTGATGCGGATCCACTCAGCGTCCGAATGCCACGGACAGCCGATACACGCCGACTTCATCACCTCAGGGAATCCGTGACGCGTGTTGTACTCACCGCAGTCGTGCCGAGACATTGAAAGATCAGGCGGCACAACCTCGCCGTTTTGATCCCTGCCAACCAAAGGGAAAGTGTCGAAGGCGTAGGACACGCGCGACGGCGATATCCGGCCCATCTCATCAGCAGAGAAGCCCACGTAGCTGCGCGCCCACACCCCTTGTGGTGGCGCGCCAACCTTCCGGACAGTGCCAGTCCCCCGGCAGACCGCAAACCGGGGCTTCTCAATGACCCCCTGCGCCGCTAAGAGCGCTATAGCCGTCGACTGCCACCCCGCGCCCATGCTCTGATACAGGAATCTGGGCTCTGGTTCGCGATCCAATTCACGACGTTCAGAACGGGTTAGGAGGTTGGGAAAAAGTAGCCCTTCCCGCAGGTCGCTCATCGCTCCTCCGAATCACGTGCAGCCGCAGCAGCAGCGGCGAGAAGATCAGACCCAATAAGGCATGTGTGCTCACACCCGGATTGCACCTCCGGTGTTACCGGCAGGGATCTCGGTAGTTCTACTACTGCGTATCCGTTGGCCTTCAGTTCTTCAAGGATGAAGCCACCAAATCCGGCGCTGCCAAGGGTGAAGGCGGGGCCGTACCATCTGATCGCGGCTTGCGTGATGATCTCATTGGCGTTCTTAGGCTCGCTCATGCGCATTCCTTCTTGTCTTCAACAAACCCTCCGCAATCACAAAGGGATCCATCATCAGCTGGCCCGTAACACTCAGCTTGTTGACCGTTGTGCTGGTATCTCTGATGACCACAACGACAGAAGTGGTAGGTAGGAAAAACAGTCATGCCGTCCTCCTCAAAGCCCACTCACCCGAATCAGCCCACAACGCCAACGCACACATCACTTGTGCTGCTAGACCGGGATGCCAGGCACAGAAGTCCACACAATCCCCCAGCACTTCCATGTGATCCTTGGTTCGCAGTGACCGGATCAGATCCGTTGCCTTACGAACCAAAACCTGCTCACTGGAGCAGAACTCGTAATCCACCACCAAAGGCTCCTCAGGCTCAGGCATTGGTGCAGACTTGTAGCGCTCAATCTGCCGATCAGTGACATTCAGCCGCTCGGCGACATCACAAGCCTTCAACCCCTGCGCCGTAAGCACTTTCGCCGCAACCACACGATCAGCCTTCGACAACGACACCGGATACCCCTGCAGCACAGCATCCACATTCAAAGGATCAAACGTTCGTCTCACGCCGCCACCTCCCGGATAACAGAACCGTCATCACCCAACAACGCCCAAAACTCGTGCCGATAGAACACAGGAACCTGCGCCGGCTCAGCACTCTGGGACACGAGGAAACCGTTGTCTCGAGCTTGTTTCCGTTCACCGGTCTCGAGGTACGAATGACAGGCCCTGCACGCCATCAACGAGTTCGATACCCGTCCGGTCGATACCCGCCGAGTTCCACCCATCCCCCGGGCACGTCTGTGATGGGCTTGCAGACCGTCATGCAGCCCACCCATGCACACGTTGGGCCACTGCACTTCACACTCGCCGCGGCAGCGTTGGCCCATGAGCTCTTTGGATTCCGCGGTGAACTCGCCTCGTTTCATGCCGCGGCCCTCAAATGCTGCATGATTTGCGCACCGATATACGTGGTGTACTGGGGTGGGATGGCCTCCCTTAGCTCATCCCGGGTCATCCAATTGATGCCCATCGCTTCCCTGGCCCTATCTACCCCAGAGAAGTTCCCCACCACATGTATGAACTCGCCATCCTTGGGTGGGCGGCCCATCTTTGTCACCGCGGCGACATGCTCGGGATGCTCCGGCTCCACCAAGGGGATGCTGGATTCAAAGAGCCGGTGCCGATAAGTCTTCAGCCCGAACATCGCCCCACACAGCACAACTGGATCAATCAGCGGTGCACCGGGAACGTTCTCGATGATGTACGGGCCACCATCGGCCTGCAGTAGTCCACGAACTGACTCGAGGTAGTCGGGATGCTGGTTGCCCTGGATCTTCTGGGCATTGGTGAATCTCTGGCACGGAGGTGAGGCATGTACTACGTCGTACTCGTGACCGAACTCCATTAGGAACGCAAGGGCATCCCCCTGGATGAACCGAAACGGATACCGCGGCTGCGGATTGATATCAACGCCGATGACCTCAAACCCGGCCCTGTAATACCCCATCCCGGCACCCCCCGCGCCGCAGAAAAGATCAAGGAGCCTAGGCACTAGCGGCCTCCGCTCGCTCCGCGGGGTGAGAATTGATCAAATCGCCAATGAACTTGCGGATCACATCTGCGGCGCACTGCCGCGGGGGCTTGCCATGCTCAGAGAAGAACTTCCCTGCGGTCTCACGTTGGTCCCACCCATACTCAGTGCAGGCCGCGGCGAGCTCATCGAGTGCGTCGTCTACATCGGTGCGCTCTGGGGGTGCCGATGACCGCTCATACACCTGCGAGTCCGGGTCCGGCTCGTCGGTTGGTAGGCAGAGGGTTTGCAGCATCGCGGTGCGGAAAGCCACTGAGTGCGCCTTGGCGGTGGCTTTGTCGCCGGCGTCCATGGATTCCGCGGCGGCGACAGAGGTGATCGAATCGCCTTCCGGTCCGTACCAGGTGAACTCGACCGTCAGCCGCACGTGGCCCATGAGGGTGCGGTTGCGGCCCACCTCAACAGTTCCGTACTCGTATTCCAAGACCTTGGGGACAACGATGACGCCGTGCTTCGTGAGAGCTGGATACACCGCCGATGTGACTGCGTCAATGCCGCGGAATGAGAAGCCTTGCTGCTGGTTCCGCTCACCCTTGCGGACGGCACCGACATCCTTCATGACTTCGGAGAGCGCTTGGTAGATCGTGGTCACTGCTCCACCTCCACCACGGCAGCATCCAAGGCGGCGCGGCCTTCGAGTGAGAACTTCCCGCGGGCCAATAGCTCCCGAATCACCTGCTCGGTGTGCTCGGTGGGTTTCACGGTCACGTACGGGTTGCCCTCGACCAGGACGATGAGAGGGGTTTCTCCGTCGGAGAGCTCACCGGCCTTCCTGAGTTGATCCAGGAACGCGGGCCTAACCTGCTCGACGGTCTCCACCTCGTCCGGGTGATTAGCCTTCACCCACCTCAGTAGGGCTTTGTCGTCAACAACTTTCGCGTCAGTCCTGACCGACTTGACCGCTCTGCCCACAGGCAATCCATTAGCCCGCCCCACTACCGCATCCCCAACCTCCATGGAGTCCACAAGGTAGGAGCGGCCTTGGTTCTCCTGATCTTTGAGCGCCTTGCCCATGAGGGCGTACATCGCTACATGCGCTACGGCGTCACGGTTATCACTCACCGCAGGTTCCCCTTCTCGTCGTACTCGTCATCAACCCAAAACCAGTCAGGAACACAAGGACCAGGATCAGAAAGACGCCGGTAATCGGTTGCGAGCCAATCGGACATACGGACACCACGACTCATGATGGATCACCGACAACTTCGATATAGGGCGCGAACTCCCGAATGAATGCGTGCCCATCGGACACTCCGCATCGACCTCCGATGCGATCGCCGACTTCCCCGTATCGCCAGCCGTTGTTTCGATACACGAGACTTCGGGGCTCCCCATTCAGCCGGAACTTCCACTCCGTGCCGTCTCGGGCCTCTTCACAATCCAAACTCGGAAGTACACGCGGGGAACTCTTCGGAGAAGATCCCCCCTCTGCCTTCGGCTGGGGCTCAAGGATTTCCTTGAAGGGACCTCCTATTGAGGGGTCTACACATCCGTAGTCAAGTCCGCCATCCACGGTCCTCCACCAACCATTTTTGAAGGACCAAACCAGGCCGGAAACGTCCTGCCACCGCGATCCCCGCTCGTCTACCCCTAGGCGGTCAACGACACGGGGTGTGCGGGGCTTGGGTACGCAATTCGTACTCTCAGGAGATACGGGATGCGTAGTCGCCGGTTCCTGTTGTGGCTCCAGGTAGTCGTCCCTACGGGATACCCGTCCAGCGGCAAGGTCGTCCAGACCACGCGCCAGAGACTCGCCCGGTTCCTGTTGTGACCTTCCGGGCCATTTACCCCACTCGGCACGAAGATCCTTGGCCAACTCGGGATTTACCCGTTCGACAGAGAATGCATACTCCAAAAGCGCCTTATTGGCGTGGAGGTCATCCAGGTATTCCAAGACAAAGCAGGCCCGGATTGGTTTACCGTCCACGCGTTCAACCCGGTATTTCCCATAGAGCCCCTTCGGCGGTTCCTGTTGTGCTGTTGGGTCGGGACGAGGCACAATCGGCTCTTCGCCAGGTGGAAACCAATCCAACCCTGATTGGTCGGGCCACTCGTCGGGGCGGATCTGCGGCCAAAAGTCGGCGATGCTACTACCGGGAGGCCATTCGTTCGGTTCCTCATCCCCGATGAACCGGTACCCCCAACCGTCTTCGGTGCGCCATGCAATCCACTCCCCGTCTGGTCGTCGTGCGATGGTGCCAACCGGAGCACCCTCAGGGATGCTGTTAGCGGCGGCGAAAGCGCGATCTACAGCGACTTCAACCTTGCTCATCGACTGGAAGTCGAGAGCGCCCCAAATCTCCTCAATGAAGGTCGCCCGCTGCGCTTCAGACGGATTCAGCTTCTCGGTCATCGACGTACCTTTCGCGCGAGCTCAATACCTTTCGGGTCGTCACCGTTTTCATGTAGTCGACGGTCGGCGCGATACGCCATCTCATACTCGATCGCCGACCAAGACGCGTCTCTGCGATAGATCGACGGATCGCGAACACCGTTCCTGCGTGCGCTACCCAACACTCGGCCCGAACCACCACACCAGACTGTCGGCATACCTTCACGGTCGTATGAGACTTTGTCGAACATCGGTAGCAGCTCGTCTGGAATGGCGGCAAGGATCTCCTCGATCGCGTCTCGCGCGGCCTGGATGTCCATCCTTGACAACCCGTTTGACTTATCTGACTCGCTCACGCCACTAACTCCTCACGTCTCAAGCACCAGGGGCACGGCTCGGGGGTTGAGAGTTCCCAGGCCACATAGGAATCACGCTGCGATCCGATGGATGAATACACATCAGCGATCAGGACGTACTGGCTGCCTTCACAGAACCGACAGGTCATGGGCGCATCCCCTTCGCGTACTGGAACCGCTCACCAGCGGCTTGAGCGGCTTGCTTGTCGGGGTGCGGGAACATGCCCTTGTGTGGCTTGCCGGTTTGGTCAACCCAGCACCATCGCCACCCGCCGTTCCAGGGCTGGATCTCGATTGCGTTGTTAGACATTTAGGTCCGCCAGCCTCTCCAGCGCCCGGAGAACCGCCTGCGCTTCTTCCTGAGTGAAATGGATGTACTCGGGGTGGTATGAACCGTTGGCGTACCCCATGAGCTTTCGTATGGCAGATGCGTGGTCACTCATCGGAGTACTGCCTCTCCAGAGAAACGATGGCCGCCAACTCCAAACCCCGCGATAGCCACCACACGGCATGATCATCGCTGCGCTGATGCAGCTCCATCCGATACCCGTGATCCGCCGCGAACGCTGCGGCTTTCCCTTGCGCCTCATCCCAATTCGACGCGTAGTCCTGCGACGTTGAGTCGTTGACATAGTCCGAAATGAACAGGCTGTAGTAGGCGCTACTCATCGTCTGCATACCTCCGCATGTAAGGGAGAGGTTGTTCGTGGTAGGTGGAGGGATGTCGAGTGAGCCTGGCGATTTCGCGGCGCAGTCGCAGATTCTCTTTGCGCCAGTCCCTCGTGTCCGACGTCTGCCAGGCCACCATGAGGACAAGTAGGGCTACGACCATGACGGCGATGATTTGATCTCTCACTGGAATGGCCCTCGCTTGGTCTCGTAGTAGTCGAGCGCGGCTAGTGCGCCACGTCCATAACCAGCACGACGTAGAGCATCGGCGGCACCTGGCCGCTGCTTTACGGTGCCAACAGGTGCCCCCTCGGGGATGCTGTTAGCGGCAGCGATCATGTCGTCAACCATGTCCAAACGCCGCTCGGGGCCGCAGGAATACCAATTCCACGCCTCTGTAGCTTCGGCCATCGCTTTCCGCTGCGCTTCAGTTGGTTCCAGCTTGCTCATCGGTCCGCCAACCAATAGAAGATTCCAACGGAGATAAGCACTATCGCCACTGCAATCGCTTGCTGAATGTCATTGCTCATAACGCCACCACCCTGTAGCCCTCTTCTGACAACACCTCACCGATACGGGCAATCACAGTCCCCGCATCTCCACCCAACGAAAGCTCTTCCTCGATAGCGTCTTTAAGAACATCCTTGATGTAGTCGCTCATGACGCCTTCCTCACCGCAGACGCGATCCGTTCAGTAGCTTCACCGGCGAGGCGTTCCCAATCCTTCTCGCCGTACCCGAAATAGATCTCTTCCAAGCAACTCTTGAGCGCCCCGCGCTGCACATCACTCAACCCACTCATTTGCATGTCCCCTGCCCGTTCGGCTCAATACCCCTGGAACGCAACACTTCATCACGCCTGGCCATAACCTCGGCAATAGAAGCGGACACATCAACACCGCCACGGCCGGCTAGGTCTAGGTGCTTGAGCATTTCCGCGCACATCAACAACACCCGCGCATCAGCCTCGTCATGATTGATCGTGTACCTAGCCATCGGAGTGCCGCCGCTCCACCAATATGCGGAGTCGCTGCGACTCACCCTCTTTGGCTACAGGGCTATCGAGCAGGTCCGCGAATTCATCCGGGCCATATGTGCGCGAAGGGAATTGAACCTCTAGGCCCGTGGGCTTGTCCCCCTGGTTAATCTCGTAGAGTCCGTCGCCCAGCTTACCCTGCCGCTGATTGATTTGACCTGTCATTATCCAGCAGTAGGCATCAAATCGCCGGTAGAGCGGGTATGCCCCGGGTTCCACACATACCGTTGTGCCTAGCGGATCGTGTTGTGCATTGGGGTCAATCGGATAGACCCGAAATCGCAGGATCTCCACGGTGCCAACCCGATTCCATTCAGTCTTCATCGTCTGCATACCTCCGCATATAAGGGAGTGGTTCAGGCTCATAGGTAGAGGGATGCCTAGCGAGGCGGGCGATTTCACGGCGCAGGGCGGTGTTCTCAGAGCGTAAGCGCCTTTCGCTGCAGACCTGCAGCGCGGTCAGCAAGGCTGAATAGATCAGGATGAAGAACCAGTTTTCGCCAAGGTATTCGAGAATTGCGTTCATCGTCCACCGGCCAAGAACCAAAGCCCCGCAATGAAAATGAACATCACAGCCGTAAGGGATACGAAGCCGATAATGTTGGCGATCAGATGCCCATGCTGCGACGGCTCACCCTTCGGGCAATCCTCATGAAACGCTCCATGCTTGTAACACCATGGGGTTGGGTAGATCTGGATCATCAGTCCTCCCAACCGTGCACTAGCGGGGACTGATAACCGGGGCGATGCGCGGTTTTCCAGCACTCCCACATCGCCCACCCGCCAAGCCCAAGACCGCCGAGAATGACTGTGAGGAAGACGATCGCGCATATAGCTATGAGTAGGGCGAGCATCACGCCGCCTCCCCTTCTTGATCTTCGGAATATTCGGGGCCATCTGAGTCCCAGTTGAATTCGCATCCGTGCTTGATTTCGGCATTCAATGCCCGTGGGTTGACCTTGAGTTCAGCGCTAAGCGCCGTGTAGGTCTCCAGTTCACACTTGTCGTACCGCCGCAACACCGACTCCGGGTTGGGTAGTTGACTGCGGACAGAGGCCAACATCTCCTCGATTTCTTCCAAATCAATGTCAGCTGCGCAGTCGTAAACGATTCGCTCTACAGCACTTTCAACGGTCATGACCCAGCCTCAGGGCTGTAGATGACCGGCCAAGAGTCGGCGTCGTCCGACCGTGGCATACCGTCGGCAATACGCGCTCCGTCTGGAGCCCAATACCTCCAGTGCGCTTTTCGTACTGCGATCCACTCCCCGTCTGGTCGTCGTGCGATGGTGCCAACAGGTGCACCATCGGCGATGCTGTTAGCGGCGGCGATCATTTTGTCGACCGTGTGAAATCCGAGAACGTCAAACCGTTCACGCAAGACGCCCACCATCGCCTCCCGCTGCGCCTCGGTCGGATTCAGATTCTCGCTCATGCTTCTCGCCCTCCCTTGTAGTAGTCGGCGAACCGCTTCAAGAGAGTGATGTGAGTGGGACAAAACCAGATGGCGCTGTACGCCAACACTTGTCCCGCTACATACGGGTCGATGTTCGCTTTTTTGGTGAGTGATACCCCGGTGTTGAGAACCCCATCGATCGTGGGATCAGCATCCAGACTGCGGCACACTGAGATGCCGTACTTTTCGGCTAGGTCTTGAGCCGAGTCCGCATGAGCTGGTGGAGCACATGAAACCGCGGTGAGGATTACGGCTACCGCCGCGATGGATCTATGCTTGAACACGCCACACCTCCAAGGTGTTGGTTGCAGTGGCGCTGGGGCGGTCTTCCGCCAAGATGTCCCGCCCCAGCGTTCGGGGGTTATTCAGTTGTTGAAAGCGTCACGCCGATTCCGACGAGGGTAGGGATTCGGCGTATCGCCGGAGTTCGGCTGCGGTGTACTTCCATTCACGTCCATCACGGACAGCGAGTAGTAGTCGTGCGCGCCTGAGATCATCCACCCGCCGCGCACTTGTTGATAGCTGTTCGGCGGCGCCGTCGCGGTCATAGAGCACCCGGTTTGAATCGGTCATGCCGTCACCTCCATGAGTTCAGATGTCTGCGCCAACTTCTTGCGGATGAACTCGATTCCACTGGGCCACACCGATGTAGTTGCGGTGGGCACGGTCTCGCCGGTCTTGCGGTTGATGAACGTCTGGGGTGTGACCTTGAAGTGGTGCTCGTAGCGCTGGTACGGGAGGTTGTTCTTCTGGAGAACCCCGGACTTACGGAGCTCGGCCATCATGATGTTGCGGCCCCAGCCGATCATCTTGGACACCGCTAGGAATGAGTAGGTGCCGTCAGCGTCCATGAGTTCGTCGTAGAACTCAGCCTTGGGTTCCAGTTCGGCAACCTTGGCTTCGGCTACGCCTAGCCGGGCTTCGGCCTCGATCACCCACTGCGCGAGTGTTGAGCGATCCGGAAGGGCAATGTTGGAGGCCTGGCCGTACTGGCCGGTCTTTCGGATTGAGGGAAGTACCTCATGGGTGAGCCAGCGCTTGAATGGCTTCACCTTGGGTGAGCGGCTGATGAGTAGGAGTGACCAAACCCCCGCCTCGGTGACGGCGGTCATGTTCTGCGGACCGCCAAGGGTGTCCACGACCACGGACACCCTTTCGTCAGCGTCGAGCTGCGCGACAGCATCGCGATACTTGGAGATACCTACGGCGTCACAGATGTCACGTCCAATCCATAGCGGTTGGTCGGTGAAGACGTGCCGGACGTTGGAGTCCTCGAACATGTTGGAGGTGGCCACCAGGCCTGCGCCCTTGGTGTTCTTATCGAACGTCGCCATCTGCTTCTCCGGTGTGTGGTGGGTTAGGTGCCAGTGCTCACCGCTCGGGCATTCATAGGGATAGAGGTGCGGCTTCTGTCGCCCGTATCCCGCGTACCTGCGTCGCTGCGCTTTCTTGGCTTCCGCCTGCGATCGGTAGCGCCCCTTCTCTGGAGTTGGGCACTCAGTCATGCCGCCCTCTTCGGTCGGGTCTTGCGGGGATCGTCGAATAGGTCATGGAACTCAAGTCCCCATGCGTCAAGCAGTGCGTTAACGAAGTCTGGACCCGGACGCGCATGACCGTTCATCACGCGCCACGTAGTGCTCTTGTTGACACCGATATCCCGAGCCATGGCGGCGTAGTCGGCCAGACCACGTTTCTTCATCTCCCGCTTGACGCGCCCCATCTTGATCGCGAATCCGCGAGTCATAGCAGGCCCTCCTGATGATGTTTCCGATTGGCATCCGGTTTCTTCCCGGCAACTCAGACCATACACCGCGGGTTGCCGACACGCAACTAGTTTCTATACGGCAACTTTGGAGAATTTCTACACCCCCTAGAAGCGGCGAAACCACTCCTCGACGTGCCGAATGACAAACGTGCAATTTAGGTGCAACCATGGTTGCGTTACCGCAACCGGTGGAGTTGCGTCAACCATGGGCTTACGCTGCCGATATGGGAAACAGGGAACTGATCGGGTGGCTAGACGCGAGGATCGCAGAACGTCATACGACCGCAGCGGCAGTCGCCGAAGCGGCAGGTCTCAACAAGTCCACGATCACCAAATGGCGAAGGGGGCAGCGGCCCAATCCTGTGGACTTGCGGGCTGTCGCCGCTGCATTGAAGTCCCCAGTCTTAGAGGCATTCCTTATAGCCGGATACCTGCACGCATCCGACACTGAGAACGTCGTGGAGGTAGACCGCCCATTAGCCCATCGCTCAGATGACGAGCTGCTGGCCGAAGTAACCCGCCGATTAAAGGAGGTACGCAATGTCGTGGAAGCTGCACCGAAGCCGGATGCATCGTCGGAAGGCCACGAAACCGAGGAGGCCCCGTACGACCCCAAGCATGTGCCCGTGAACCAAGCAAGGCTGGCTACAGGGGAACAAGACGCGTCCGGGAGACCCACACCCAGCCGGCGGCGAGCGCGAAAATAGCGCCGCAGCCCAACGCTGGAACCCACACAGCCAGGCTTGCCGTCATAGTGTCCTGAACTTCACTCGGCATAAACGCGGTGGTGATGCGGGCAAGGCAAGCGAGGATGCCCGATGCGGTGGCGGTCATGTATATCCCTGCTATTCGCCTGCTTGGCCGATGTTTCCACAGTGGCACCAGTGAGCGCATGGCGTAGATCAGGAAGTAAATCAGGGACGAGCACAGCACTAGCCAGAAAGCTAGGAACCACCCATCCGTAACGGGCACGCGAAAGATATCGGGATGATAGACACGCACGCCGCCCCCCAGCGCGAAAAGGGGCAGCAATGTCGGGATGGTGAGCGTGGCGGGCACTTCCACGAACCGTCGGAACCTGTCACCGCGGTCAATGTCGAGGTGATGTAAGGCGTCCATCACAACAGCCGTTGCGGCCAGAACGTACAAATCCAAGCCGATGTAGTCCTCTAAATTGTGATGCCCCGTGGCGCGGTGCAACCAGTGTCCGATGGTCGCGGAGGAGATCGGGCTCATCAACGCCACGGCACCTCCTTGCATTGCAAGGTTCAGGGTGAGGCAGACTTCGCCGGACCGCCGCCATGTGTATCGCCTAACCCACAGCGACCAGCAGATCGTCGAAAGCGTGAATGCCATTAAGGGAGTGAGCACCGTGGCCCGCCCCCCGAGAGCCGACATGTGGTCCCCCGACCACTAACTATGGTGAATTCGGATTCAGGTGTCCGGGCGGGATTTTCGAGCACGATTTGCTCCTCTTATAGCGAAAATTGGTGTGCTTGATCACTGGGCGCCAAGACCCGCAGGTCGCAGCGTCCATCTAGTTGAGATGTATTGATTCGCAACAACTTCAGGCTGTGAGCTGCTGTTCACCTGATAGAAACCAAAGCACCACCAGTCACAGTGGTCAATAGGTTGGGGGGCTACAGATCTGTAGCCCCCCTTGAAGTTGCTTTAAAGTTGGATCATGGTCTCTGGTCACAGCCAAGGCCAGTTTTTGCGGGCGGTACGAGATCGGGCTCAGATGTCGCAGCGACAGCTGGCTCAACGGACCGGCTATACCGTCGGTCAAATACAACATTTCGAGGCAGGTAGGCGCACCGCAACCGGCAATGGCCTCGACAGCCTCACTAGGGCACTGAACCTAAGCTCGTGGGAGATTCAGTACCTCTACGCACTAGGGGGTCGGGTGAGTGCCGAATCGACAGGAGTGGTCGACATCGCTTCCTATTTGCAGGCTATTGAGCCGCACCCCGCGGCATGGATGGATGCGGGGTGGACGGTCCAGGAATCTAATGAAGCGTTTAGGCGGCTGTTTCCCGGTTTGTGGATGACACCGAATCTGGTGCACTGGCATTACCACTCAGTGAAAGCACGTGATGTCATCCAGAACTGGAACGAAACTTCCGAGTGGTGTGTCGGACTTCTGCGGTTCGGGATTGCCGCCGCGCCCAAAGACCCCGGACTCCAGGAAGTCATAAGCTCGCTCATGCCGATCCGCGCGTTCCGAACGCAATGGGACGCGCAGATCATCCCCGTCGACCCGGCCACCCGGCCATGGATTCTGCGTGACCTGGAAAGCCGTGAACTCCTGACCGTGGACATGAGGGCGTGGCACACCCGCTCCACCTCAGGGATGCTGCTGTTCGGCGCGGTTATTGATCGGCAAGCCAACCAACAACCGCATCACCAACCCGCGAGTCAAACGCCATAGTGATCGCCTGCTCCTGTGTGGGAATCTCCACCCATGAGGTGGGTCCGCCGAGGTTGTCGGCGACCTCCCTGCCGAACACCGCCGGAACAAAGAAATCCGCTGACCCGTGCACCACGAGAGCGGGGCAGGTGATTTTGGGTAGCTCATCAACGAACCGTGTCCGATTCGCGAGAGCATCCGCGGCGGGCCGGTAGTCCTTCCATGCCGAATCCGTCCACCGTTGCAGTAGATCCGCGGCGTCCTCCGGGGATCCGGTGGCGTGCTCGGCCACCCGCGCATACACCGATGGGTCCGGGCCGGTGGTGCACCAGATATCCATCGCAGCGTCCAGTGCCGCGTTCTCCGATACCGAAGGCGCATCAGCTGTGGGGCCGATCAGGACCAGCTGCTCAACCCGATCCGGGGCTTTGAGGGCGGTGCGCAACGCGACGACCGCGCCCTGCCCCTCCCCCAGGAAGGTGAATGTCGTAATCCCGAGGTGGTCGACGAGGGCTAGAACGTCTTCGGCGACATCGTTGTAGTCGTAGGGCTGCTTGTCGTACACGGTCTTGCCGTGGCCGCGTAGGTCGAATGAAACAACTCGGCCGGGGAGCCGGGAAGTCAACGGCTCCAAGGAAACCGTATCCATCAAAGTGGCGTGGGTTGCCACAATGACAGGCCCTTCCCCACTATCGGTGTAGTGGATTCTCTGACCGTTCACATCGACAAAAGGCACCCGATATTCATACCCTTTTCGCCCCTGCTGTGAAATGGCTGTGGGTGATCTTGTTTAGGCGTACAGTCCAGCGGACCGGGGTTTGGAGGGGCAGTGCTGGGACGGGTGTTCGATCCGCGTAACAACGCGCTCAATGCGTGGCGGCTCATTCTCGCTACCTCTGTAATCCTTTGGCACACCTGGCCATTAACCGGCCATGAGATTCCTGCTAGGCCGATCACTCAACTGCTTTCCCAAGTGGGGGTGGATGGGTTCTTCGCGGTATCGGGGTTCCTGATCACTTCCAGCTGGATGCGGCACCCAAATCCGAAGACGTACTTCACCGCCCGCTGTTTGCGGATCTTTCCCGGGCTGTGGGTGTGCCTACTGATCACCGCGTTTGTGATCGCACCGGTAAGTGTGTGGATCAAGCACGGGACGATGCCCAGCCCCATGTCGGCGGTCGCCTACATCATCAACGGCGGCCTACTGAACCCCTTCTATCCCGGCATTGGTGGGACACCTCAGGATGTTCCGTGGCCGGGGGTGTGGAATGGGTCTTTGTGGACCCTCACCTTTGAGATGGGCTGCTACATCTTCGTCGCCATCCTCGGTGTCACAGGGCTGCTGAAATACCGGTCGACCATCCCTGTAGCTTTCGTGCTCGCACTGTGTGGGACGGCGGTGTTCGGGTATCCGGCGTTCGCGATGCAGACCATCCCCCAGATGGTCACCCGGTTCGCGGTGATGTTCGCGGCGGGGGCGTTGATCTACCAATACCAAGACAAGATCCCCGCCCGCTGGTCGCTCATCGCCTTAGCAGCAGGAGTGGTGCTTATCTCCGGGCTGCTACCGAATTATCGGGTGTTGGCAGCAATCCCCTTGGCGTACCTCGTCATAGCGTCCGGCGCTATGCTCAAACGCCCGAACCTGCGCAACGACCTGTCCTACGGGGTGTACATCTACGCCTTCCCCATCCAACAGCTACTCGTCATCATCGGCCTCGGAACACTCGGGGTGTTCCCATTCTTCGTCCTAGCGACCTTGCTAACCCTGCCCCTGGCGGCAATGAGCTGGTTCATTGTTGAGAAACGAGCACTGGCGTTGAAGAAACGGAAACAAGTGGTGTCCGTCTAGACACCGCGACTCCGGTTGAAACGGCGGATAATTGAGGTATGAGCGACTGGTACTACGTCCGATTCATGTACTACCCATTTTGGAACGTCAGCATCGAGAGCGACTGTGCCATGAACGTTGAGGCTGACACGGATATGGGGAACTTGTCGGTCGAAGAGTTTCATGGCATGTTCCCGAATGCCCGCAAGGTCACTCAAGAGCAGGTTAACCAAGGGTTGGCGAAGCTGCGGAAGCTACGCAGTGAGTTGGTGTCCGAATGAACGAAAAGCACGAACTGCCCGAGCCGGTGCGCTCACAGATAGCCGCGATGATGGCGCAGCGAGATTTGCAGCTTGAACGTGAGCGCGCAGACAGGATGCGCGATGACAGCAGCACCCTGTATGAATTGCGCGGCTGGCTACGCTTATGTAGCGACAACCCCGCCGGGCATGCCGAGTTCTACCAGTGGGCCTGCCACTACATCTTCGGCGACGAGCCACCGATTGAGGAGGCCGGATGAGCGAGGACATTCCCACGTTTTGCCCAAAGTGCGGATACCGAGGAAGGCCTTGCGAGTTGGGCTGTGGGGGTACCGATTGCCCTATGTTGGCCGCAAGAAGAGTGCGGGAGAGGTTGGCGCAAGGACTCCCAACGAATCTTGATCACGCGTAGAATGTGCAGGTCAAGGGAGGGCTCATGGAAGAGCAAGAGCCGACAATGGTGTCGCCTGCCGCTCTGGCTGAGACCGGCGTTGTGGAGACTGCACCCACGGCCTGGTCCGAGACGGAAGAGATTGAAGAGCCTGAACCGTACGACGATCCCCGTAGACGCAACTGGTTGATCAGCGGGGTCATCTTCGCCGCTACAGCAGCGGTCGCAGGATTGGTTGCCGGTGGCGCGTACGTCTTCTTCGGCCAAAGCCCAAAACCTACTGCCCCGCCGCCGACCACGGTCGTCGCTGAGCCTCCGAAGGTTGTTGCGGCAGATCCGAAATCACCCGTCGACGACGCATACCTAGCGGATGTCTTCAGCCAAGGAATCCCGGTCTCGGACGTAAACCGCGGGTCACTCATCCAGATGGGGCAAGCCACCTGCGTCACCCACCGCGACAACCCTTCCATGCAGATAGTCGATCTGGCGATGACTATCGCCGAAAAGCGAACCGCTTACCCGTACGACAAAGCCCGGATCATCGTGACCGCGGCACTCGAGCACTACTGCCCGAAACCCGCCGACGTGCAGCCCGCCGTCTACGACCAGAAGTTCTTGAGCAAGATGCGGGCACTGGGATGGACTATCACCGATGCGGACGGGATGACCCACAACGCACGGCAATCATGCTCACTGCTCACTCAGGGCAACACCGTGCAGTTCGTACAGCAGTCCCTCAGCGCAGAGACGAATACTCCCCTGGATCAGGCTGTGGAGTTCGTACGCACCGCGATGTCCATCTACCCGGATTGCCCCTAGCTCAGCAGCTCATTAAATGGCCGATGGCCCGACAGATGGATGCATACCGCACGCGAGGTGTACACGTAAGGTATGCGGCCTTTCGATCGGGTACAGTAATGAGTACAGTGAGGCTACACTAAGTGGCGTCTGACCTGGTGCCCCCAGTCGGACTCGAACCGACACTTGGCGGATTTTAAGTCCGCTGCCTCTGCCAATTGGGCTATGGGGGCCATAGACCACCTAGTTCTACTAGGCGCGCCCGCCAACACCAACTCCGATATCCCAGCGCGCGCGGCTCCGCTTGTTTACAACCAAGCTCACACCCGCAGGCGACACACCCCTTGCGTCACATTGAAACTATCCGGCATGTAGTGATACCCCTTGAAGGACACCAGATTTCACAGAACTCTGATGTTGATTCGTCACCAGACTGCGCGATCGACGACCTTGGAAGTTGCCGCCCGCCCCTCGCACGGCGGGTCACCTGCGAGCTAAGAATTTACTTAGTTAGCGCAGGTAGTGTTTTCCATCGTGAGTCGGGAGCTGGATATGTCAGACGGAGTGGCTGTTCGCCAGAGCGGGATTGAGGATTATCTCGACGTCGACGGTTTGATCGATCTGCCTCCCGGGTCAACGCTACTGTCCAACTTTGAGCGCAATATCGCCGAGTTCGGTTCCACCGCGGCCTACCGGTACCTCGACTTCACCCGTGATGACGATGGCGTGGCGATCGAGTTGAGCTGGGATGAGCTCAATACCCGGATGAGGGCGATAGGGGCCCGCTTGCAGCAGGTCACGGCGCGGGGGGATCGGGTGGCGATCCTGGCGCCGCAGGGCTTGGATTATGTGATCGGGTTTTTCGCGGCCATCCAGGCCGGAAACATCGCGGTGCCGTTGTTCGCCCCCGAGCTGCCCGGCCACGCCGAGCGCCTCGACGCGGTGCTCGCCGATGCCACCCCGTCCGTCATTCTCACCACCGACGGCGCCGCCGAATCGGTGAACGCGTTCCTGCGCAAGCTACCTCGTGCGCGCCGCCCACGGGTGATCGCGATCGACGCGGTTCCCGATGCGGTGGGTGCCACGTTCGTTCCCGCCGCCCTCGACACCGACGATCTGGCGTATCTGCAGTACACCTCGGGCTCGACGCGCACTCCGGCGGGCGTACAGATCACGCACCGCGCTGCCTGCACCAATGTGTTGCAGATGATCCTGGCCGGCGGCCTGGACATGGACATCCGCAGTGTGAGCTGGCTGCCGCTGTATCACGACATGGGCCTGATCATGATCTTGTTTCCGCCGCTGTGCGGCGGACACATCACCTTGATGTCGCCGTTGGCGTTCGTGCGGCGCCCCCGCCGCTGGATCAAACAACTGGCCACCGAATCCGCGTACGGGCGGGTGTTCGCCGCCGCGCCCAACTTCGCGTTCGACCTGGCCGCCCAGCGCGGACTGCCACCGGCCGGCGAGACCTGGGATCTGTCCAATGTCGCGGGCCTGCTCAACGGATCCGAACCGGTCACCATCGCCGCCATCGAGAAATTCACCGACGCATTCGCCCCCTACGGATTTCCCCCGTCGGCCATCAAACCCTCCTACGGCATGGCCGAAGCCACCCTGTCGGTGGCCACCATCGGCATCCAGGACCGTCCCAGCGTGATCTACCTGGACCGTGAACAGCTCGCCGAGGACCGCGCCGTGCCCGTCTCCGCCGAAGCGCCCACCGCGGTACCCCACGTGTCCTGCGGTCAGGTGATTGCCAGCCAGTGGCTGGTCATCGTCGACCCGCGCACCGGAGCCGAGCTCCCCGAAGGAGAAATCGGCGAGATCTGGCTGCATGGCGACAACATCGGCGCCGGCTACTGGGGCCGACCCCGCGAAACCGCGTCAACCTTCCACAACCGGCTGCACTCACGCCTCGACAACAACAGCCACGCCACCGGAACCGCCGAGGACAGCCGGTGGCTACGTACCGGGGACCTCGGGGTGTATCTGAACAACAACCTCTACGTCACCGGCCGCATCAAAGACCTCATCATCATCGACGGACGCAACCACTACCCCCAGGACATCGAGGCCACCGCCTCACAAGCCTCCCCGGCCGTGCGCTCCGGATACGTCGCCGCATTCCCCGTGGCCGCCAACCAACTCGCCGAAGCCGCCATCGCCGATACCAGTGAACGCCTGGTGATCGTCGCCGAACGTGCCCCCGGTTCCGGTCGCGTCGAGCAAGCCCCGGTCATCGAGGCCATCCGCGCCGCCATCTCGCGCACCCACGCCCTACCCGTAGCCGACATCCGGCTCGTCGCCGCGGGCGCGATCCCCCGCACCACCAGCGGAAAACTCGCCCGCCGCGCCTGCCAAACCGAATACCTCGCGGGGATGTACCGGTAG